TATTATTTTGAGAGAAAATAATAATATCATCCTAAGAGAAGATAATAATATTACACTAGTTCAGTCAGCAGATAATACTATTATTGCTGTAGGCTCTAGCAACTCTGGTCCTGTTGGCCCTATCGGTCCACAAGGTCCACAAGGTCCACAAGGCCCACAGGGAGCATATGTTGTATTTCAAAATGAAACTCCGTCTTCTACAAATCTTCTTTGGGTTGATACTGATGATCCGGGTGATGCGGTCATCCCATCAGGAGGTTTGAAGGGGCAAGTTTTATCAAAAAATTCAAGTAGTGACTATGATACGGGCTGGGCAGATCGGCAGTATAAGAACGCTGTTGATATCCGAGAGTTTCAGGACAATATTGCTGTTGGCGTATTTGATCCGACATATGCAACTGTTACGGATATCACTCCAGCCATAATAAGGGCTTTTGGGGTGTTGAGTGACGATGGTTATTCTTATATTTCTGGTCAAACACCTGAGCTAACCAAAGGAGATACTCTTGTACTACCCAAAGGGTTTTACAAGTGTCAACCTTTTTCTTATCATTTCCCGATGCACCTTACGGGTTCTGGTATGTCTCTTACTCGCCTTGCCCCTGTAAACAATGTTCATGTAAACGGATCTACTGCTGAACAGTTCATAACTTTGAAAAGGGGACCAAGTAATACACCCTACCTACAAAATGGTCATATTGATGGGTCATTAATAGAGAACCTCTTCATAGATGGGAGAGGTCGTACCATTGACATCGGGGGACTGGAGTACCAGTTTCAACATCACTATTTGTTGCGTAATGTTCGTATAGCCCACTTCGCACGGACGGGTTTGACAGTTAATCAATCTCCGCGAGAATCGGTATTTGATTATGTGTATTTGCTTGGTAATGGCGATGGGTCATCATACCCACAGTTTGATCTATCAGAATATACTACTTCTGATGATACAAATAATATGCATTTTCATAATTTTTTCTCTATTTTCCCATTTGGTGACAGTATGTGGTTTAGACCAGATCCTGCAAATTCAACTAGAGCGAGAAATGTATATTTTTCCCAATCTATGATTCACAATTGTACTGATGGAATTGGACAATCATTTATTTTTCAAGATGGTTATGGCTATACGGCTACACCCGCTATAAGAGGTGGTACTAATCTTACTATTGCAGGTAATGGCTCAAGTTTTTTTAATGGTGCTAGATTTATCAACAGTTCTTATGGTAAGCCAGTTATTAGAGAGTGTGATTATTCTATAGCTAGCGGTTATTCTAAAAAGACTGGTCCATCTGCGAGTGGTACGATGGGTGTGACTTTTTATGGCGGTGTTTCTGCAACAACAGCCCTTAACACCGCAATCACTAGTGCAACTCCCGGTGTTCCCACCGCATTGAGTTTGGCAATTACTAACACTCGCTCTACTACAAGCACTACGCTTACTGCCGCAATCACTAGTACAAGCAGCACTTTAATTACAGTCAATAGCGCTAGCACTGTAGAAGTCAATTCAGTTCTCCTAATTGATTCTGAAGTAATGGTAGTCACCGCCGTATCAGGCACTACTCTAACTGTGACCCGAGGGGCAGCAGGCACAACTGCCGCAACTCACCTGACGGGAGCTTTAGTTCGAACCAATATCGTCAAAGTAAGTTCTTCTACTGGTATAGCAGCCGGTTCAGTTGTACTGATTGATTCCGAACTGGTGACAGTTACTTCAACATCGGGCAGCGGCAACCTTCTTGTCACCAGAGGAACAGGTGGTACGACTGCTGCAACTCATCTTCTTAACGCCACAGCTAGTAGCACTATCAGTGTGAATTCTTCTACTGGCATGACTGCTGGTTCAGTTCTCCTGATTGACTCTGAGAAGCTAGTTGTTGTGTCAGTTTCTGGTAACTATCTTGTAGTCACCAGAGGCGCATCAAACACTACTAGCGCTTCTCATTCCGCAGGAGCGACAGTACAAGTTCTTAACTCTAATTCTTATTTTGAAGAACGAGTATCACGTACTAACTCTATGCCTACAGGGACAAGAGTAAAAGTTAGTGATTCACTTCCTTCAGAGATATCAGCAAATCAATACTATTATCTGATAGACAGTACTCCTCTGAAGTTAGCAAGTACTGCTTCAAACGCTATGGCTGATATTCCAATCGCAATAACTTATACAAGCGCATCTAATCTTAATGCAACTATAACTTCTTATGTAAACACCGGGGCAACTAACTACCTGCACTACTCTCAAGGTAACGTAGGAAATACTAACTATATAACTGGTTCTGTTACAACCTCTAGTGGTTCTCCTACATTGACAGTCGTTCCGGGTTCTGTAAATTCTGATGATGGAAGTTTTCTTTCGAGTAATGCACACTTCCTCACCACTGGAGCTTTGATACGTTTTACGGGAACTCTGCCTACAGGGATTTCTGCTGATGTTGATTATTATGCTGTAGTTCCCACAACCCGCAGTTTCCAGACTTATTCTACGCCCCTCAATCCTGCTAGCGGCTATGCAACTACTTCTTCTAGCACTCTGACTATTGTCAATAGTGGGGACATTACTCTAACTATCGTCCCTGTTGGAACTTTTGGACCAGACCAGATGGTATCCGTTGTATGGAGTGTTGACAAGTGGATGATGATTAGGGTCAAGAGCTATAATTCTGCTACTGGTCAAGTGGTCGGAAGTGTTTTTGCCAGCAAGGGGTCGGGAACATACGGGTCACCGGAGGCAACATGGAATGTAGATCGAAGTACAGCAAACACAGGCCAGTGGGGAGAAATGGCTGTTAGCACCACAACTTTCAAGATAGCGAGGTCATTCTTGGATGCAGAGTATTCTGCAACGAATCCCTCTGACACATCCCGCCTTGTCTCAGTCTCTTCGGTGGGATCATGTACGTTCACTACACAGCGCTATCAAGTATCACTTGAAAAGGGCAATCTTCTTTTACAAGACATTGATTTTGATAGTATTACTGATAGTAGCCTTATTCGGGCAGCTTCTGACGTAAGAGTAGAAATAGGGAAAGGAATGGATTTTTCCCAAAATAAAGTCTTGCCCACCAACTTCAATACTGTTATGAATCATATACCCGTGTATCTTTTGTCGGACATCACTAACGACACTACGGCGTTTGCTAACGGAATAAGTGTGATTTACCCCAATTTGCTTAGAAATGCACAATATACTTTTGAGGGTACACTGTATGTAACTAGTGATCCTACTGAAGATATCAAATTGGCAGTTGGCTATAATAATTTATATGGCTTGAAGTGGTATGCCAGTGGGTTAGCTTCAGATGGAACTACATTTACTATTAGCGACGCAATAGTTGGAACTGATGGTTCAGCAACAACTACTTCAGTTATTATGGGTACAAAATCCACTACTGTACCCAACGTGATAACAGTAAAAGGTACGTTCACTACTTCAACAGGTGTTCCTAGCTTTTTTTTGAAATTTGCACAAAATACAACGGCAGTAAGTGGTGTAGCAGCAACATTAAAATCAGGCTCTAACCTTATGTTTACCCAGATTGGTTGATTTTATGAATAGAATAGTGCAGGAAAGATAATGAGTACAATTAAAAGTTGGAATTCAACTACAGGTCAGTGGGAAGTTATCGTTGTAGGAAAACAAGGTCCAACAGGTCCAACAGGTCCAACAGGTGCTGCAGGCACTAACGGCACTAACGGAGATTGGACAACTGCTCAGACAATATCTACTCCAACAATCACATCTAATGCTTATGCTATTCTATCTACTGATAATGGAAAATTATTATTATTGAATAACAGTTCAACTGCAATGACATTGAATGTAAATACTGGAGTTGGTTTAATTGCGGGGCAAAAAATTGATATGATCCAAACTGGGTCAGGGCAAGTTACTGTAAGTGGCACTGCTACTGTTAATTCTTCTTCCGGCAAAAAATTTAGAGTACAATATTCCGGGGCTACTTTAATTTGTACATCTACAAATAATTATATATTAATTGGAGATTTAACTACATAGATTTATCGCTATTATCTCAATATAATGATAAAATGGTTATATATTTGGAGGAAAAATGACGACGATTGTTAATGATGTTTCTGATGTGGGCATTTATAATATTGTTGCCGATCAGGGAACAACTTTTATGCGTTCTATCACTTATCAAAATGCTGCTGGAACTGCTATTAATCTTGGTACTGGTGCTTCTGCTCAGATGAAAGTTCGCAAGTCTTATCCCGCGACTCAAAATAGAGCAGCCTATAGAGATTCTGCAGTTTTATGGACTACGACTGATACTTCCACTTGCACTATTTCATCTGATGGTGGAGCTAAAATTACTAAATCAGGTCATGATTTTTTTATAGGGGATTCAGTTTATTTTAGCCCAAATTTCACTACCTCTGCAGGTAATTTTACCTGCACCGGGTCTTCTGCTACACTAACCCTAGCATCACATACTTTTAAAGTTGATGATACAGTTCGTTTTACTAGTACAACAACACTCCCTACTGGCATTTATGCTAATAAAACTTATTATATAAGAAATCCTTTAACTAATACTTTTGAAATTACTACTCTTAGGGGAGGTTCTAGTTCTATTAGCCCAACTACTTCTGGCACAGGAACCCATACGGTCTATAAAGGGCTTCCTGCTTCTATAGTTGAAGGTACTGCCTATTTTGTAGTGGATGATTCTTCTACTGATAATGATCCAACAGATACTACTTTTAGAATTGCTACAAATACTGGATACATTCCCGGATCATCTGCACCAACTATCGGTGGGTCTTGGTCGGCTAATGTTTCTGGCTTTAATTCTCCTCCTCAGTCTCTCACTGTTACTGGAGGGGTTATTGATATTAAAATTCCTTCTTCTTATATGTCAGCAATACCTGCCGGTATTTATGATTATGATCTTGAGGTTACGTTAGGTACTTCTCCGGGGGTTGGGACTGTTGGAGATGTAATCAAAATTATTCGAGGATTATTTGAAGTTAGGCAGGAGATTACCTACTAATGACTGAAGTTAATCAAACCACTAATGAAATTGTTGTAAGTGGTATTGATACTACTGTCAGTGTTACCCCTACTGCTGCTGGACCTAATGTTACTGTCAATAGAGGTTTGCAGAATATTTCTGTGAGTCCCTCCGCTATTGCTAGTGAGGCTTCAGTTGGTATGATTGGCCCACAGGGTTCTACTGGCTCTCAGGGGCCACAAGGCCCGCAAGGTCCAGCGGGGATAGTAATTCAGTCAACAGCCCCTTCTGATACTTCTGTAGTTTGGGCTGATACAAGTTCTACTGGTTCACTTTTTGCACCATATAGATTGAATACTTCTGTTAAATCTGCCAATTATACTTTGGTATTGACAGATGAGCAAACTTTGATTGAGGTTTCTGCTGCTGCTACAATAACTGTCCCGACAAATGCATCTGTTGCTTTTGCTATTGGGACTCAAATTAACCTTTTGGCAACTGGTACTGGATCTGTAACTATCGCTCCTGCTAGCGGGGTAACTGTTAATGCTACTCCAAGTTTAATTTTGAGAGCACAGTGGTCTTCTGCTACACTTATTAAGAGGGCTACTAATACATGGGTTTTGGTTGGTGATTTAGCATGATTCTTGGAATAACTGCTTCTAGTCGTGTTGCTACTGCTGCTACAGTTCCAGCATTCAGATCTGTTGCTACTGCTTCAACAACTACTTCTAGTATGACTTGTGCTATGCCTGCTGGTTTCGCTGCAGGTGATATTCTTATTATGCAAGTTAATGTTAATGCTGATGCAAAAACTGGAGGCTCTACATATGGTGCTTTCAATCCCCCTGCCGGATGGACTATTCGATATTCTTACGATATTTTTAGCGGAGATTATTGTCAAATGGAAATTTTTACAAAAACTGCAACAGGTTCTGAAACATCATTTACTTGGCCTATTCTTAATAATTATGTTGCGGCAATGTCGATAATGGCAATATCTGGAGGGACAGCAATAGACGTAGTTGGCGCTTCCGGGGTGGGAAGTTTAGTGGCAGGATCAATCACCACAACTACTTCTTCAGATCTACTAGTTGGTTGTTGGTGGAATTGGTGTTATACTTCAGATATTTTAGTTAACCCTGCATCTATGACACAAAGATCTAATATAAATATTTATGATCCTATTAATACTCGATATATAAATACACTTATGACTACTCAAAATTTGATAGCTTCTGGTGCTACTGGAAGTAGAACTGCCACTACTAGCGGAACTAGTACTTATCCAGCTTCTACGCTTTTGGCGGTGAAATAGTGAAATATATTGTTGGTGGTCTTAATAGAACTGGAACTACTGCTTTAATTCATGCTCTTGCTTTAGCATCTCAAATGCCTATTTGGTATAATCAGGAACTTGAGTCAGTTATTAGAAGTCGCGAAATTGACTCCGTTGAATATAATCCAAATCCTAATACTGATTATTATGCTCACAATTACCTCACCCGCCCAGCGTCTGAGTGGATTGATATCGTCCCAGAAAACAATATTTTAAAAATGTCTGTATATAATTTAACTGACCTTCCCCAAGGAGAGTGGAATATAGTATTAACTAATAGATCTATAGACGAAATACAACTTTCTTATTCTAACTCTTTTGGTGGTTCGATAGGACAATCATTTATAGATTTTAGAGCGCAAATTGAAGAAGATTTAACGGGGCGTAGTGATGTCAATCTTTCTATTGTAAATTATTCTGATTTAGTTAATAATACATTAAATACTTTTAATTTATTATTAGATAATAGATGGCCTATTGACCCAGAAATTGCTGCCTCTACTATTGATCCTAACTTGTATAGGAGCAAAATATGACTGTTCTTAAGCTTTGGAATGGCTCTGCTTGGGTTGAGACTGCTGTTGGTGCTCAAGGTCCAACAGGCGATGCAGGAACTAATGGCGCTAATGGCGATTGGTCAACTGCACAGATAGTACGCAGTGATAGTTCAACTTCGGCAACTACTTTAGTTAGCACAGATGCCGGAAAGATGGTTAGATTTACTGGCGGTTCTAATATTAATGTGACGTTGAAATCTGGTGCCAGTGGTATATCGCTTACTCAGGGACAACGTGTTGATGTTGTCCAAACTGGAGCGGGAAAGATTACTTTTTTAGGTGGCGATCATACTTTGCTTTTTACGCCAACTGCTCAGTTGCGTACAGCAAATTCTTCTGCATCAATTATGTGTCTTGATACTTCTGTTAGCCCTAATCTTTATCTTCTAACTGGCGATGTGGCGGCTTCGTAATGCCTTCTACGTTTGGTATAGTTTCTTCAGCGTCAACATATGTTCATCCTTTATTTGCTGTTTCCCCTGATACTTCTGGATTTTTTGGTGGGCCTGCAACTGTTACTAGTTATCAGGCAAATGGGTGGCAATATGCTTTAGTGACTGGAATTAGTGGCTATACTGCTAATATTATTCCAACTATTGGTGGAGAAGTCCAGATTATTTTGATTGGTGGTGGCGGTGGTGGTGGCGCTTCTAACCTAGGAAATGTTTCCGGTGGCGGTGGCGGTGCAGGAGGCTATCTAGGCCCATCGAAAGTATTAATAGATAGATCACTTCAAATTAACATAGGATCGGCAGGTGCTGGGGCAGCAAATGCGACTACTGCAGCTACTGCTGGTGGTGAAACAAATTTGTATGACTTTTCTGTGCTTGGTACTTATTTGGGATTGCGAGCCTATGGGGGTGGGCAGGGCGGTACAACCAACTTACTGCTATCTGGGTCCGGTGCTTCAGGTGGTGGTGGCGGAACTAATAATAATACAAGTTATGCTGGAGGGTCTGCGACTCCAAGCGGTCAGGGGAATGCTGGTGGTGCTGCATTTGGTAGCACAACCCTTTTAAATCGTGCTGGCGGCGGAGGCGGTGGCGCAACTACTTCTGGTAGTGCTGGAGCATCGCAAACAGGCGGTGCTGGTGGTACCGGGTTTAGTATTCCATCAGGATGGGATTCTCCTTCCTCTCCTCCTAGTGGATGGCCTACAAGCGGGAAAGCGTTTTCTGCTGGCGGTGGCGGTGGTGGAAATATTACGCGTGGAGCAGGCGGGTCATCAAGTAGTGGCGGCAATGGCGGTATTGGATCAAGTAGTACAGCTGCAGTAGTTGCATCTACTATTGGCTCCGGTGGTGGCGGTGCAGGTGTAGGGGCAACAACAAATATAACGCGAGCAGGCCAGAATGGTTTTTCTGGAATGGTTTGGATTAGATGGAGATTATAAAGTTAGTAATTTGACTTTTTAGTAAATCTTATCTACAATTAATAGGATCGGAGGATTGTTTATGCAATCTGGACTTAATTTCACTTTCCCGTTTCAAAAGATTAATAAGGAACAGAGAATTGTTACTGGTATTGCTACTGCTGACAATCCGGATTTAGTTGATGATGTTGTTAATTTTGATGCTTCTGTCAAGGCTTTTTCTAATTGGATTGGCAATATTAGAGAAATGCATTCTCCTATTGCTGTAGGAAAACTTGTTGATTGGAAAACTGTTCCTGTCTCTTATAATGGTCAGATGTATCAAGGTATTGAAGTTTCTGTTTATATTTCCAAAGGTGCCGAAAATACTTGGCAAAAAATTCTTGATGGAACTTTGAAAGGTTTTTCCATTGGCGGAAATATTGGTAAAACTGAAAATGTTTTTATGGAACGTCATGGAAGAAAAGTTCGTGAGATTCAAGATTATATGCTTGGTGAACTTAGTGTTGTAGATAATCCTTGTAATCCTGCTGGTATGTTTGCAATGATCAAAAGTGTTAATGGTAAGCTTGAGTATGTTGCTGGTTCAATGCAAGATGTTTTTTATTGTGAAGACGATGGCTATACCTCAGTAGGTGGAGATAGTTCTTGCCCATCTTGTTCTGAGGAAATGATGATTATTGGTAAATCTGAAGATTATGATGAAATTTTGATAAATAAATTTATTCAAACTATTCATGATTCTTTTGAAAAAGCTATTTCTGATATCAATACTGTTCCAACTGATGCTATGGCTGCTGAGGCAAAGCGCGGGCTTGATTGGCGTAAAGAGTTTAATCGTGGTGGACTTGCTGTAGGCGTTGCTAGAGCAAGAGATATTATGAATAAAGATACTTTGAGTATCTCAACTGTTCGTAGAATGCATAGTTTTTTTGCTCGTCATGAAGTTGATAAAAAAGGTAAAGGTTTCTCTCCGGGCGAGGATGGCTATCCATCAGCAGGAAGAATCGCTTGGGCTTTATGGGGAGGCGATCCCGGTAAATCTTGGGCTGATGCTATTGTAAATCGTATTAATAATATGAATAAGAATATTTTAATAAATAAATCAACGATTCAAAATGGTGATTTTGTTTCTTGGAGTTCTTCTGGTGGAGACGCTAGAGGCAAAGTGACCAAAATTGAAACAAATGGAAGTATCAATATTCCTGATTCTAGTTTTAATATTACTGGAACTGAAGAAGATCCCGCCCTTCTTATTCAAATTTGGCATAAAAATGAACAAGGTTGGTCTGAAACTAATACTTATGTAGGACATAAGATGTCTACTGTTTCTAAAATAAATGATTTAAATAAGAAAGATATGGATATGAATAAATCACAAGATATGTGTAAAATGTGTGAAGATAATGGTTATCTTCAGAAAGATATGACTTGTCCATATTGTGATGGCATGGGTTGTCTTGATGATAATAGCGATTGTTCTTCTTGTGACTCTACTGGCACACTTATGGAGGGCGATAACTGTCCCATGTGTAAAATGGTAGATACTGCGTCTATGGCTAGTGGCGGTATTCTTCAGCCTGTTCAGGGTCTTCCTCCGCAGAGAAAAAAGAAGATGCGAAAGGACGCTCAGATGAAAACTGAGGGTGGCGATCAGTATCCCGCTGCTGCTTTTGCTTATGTTCCTGATGCCAATATGCCTTCAACTTGGAAACTTCGTCTTTGGGAGTCGCCTTCTGCTAAGGAAACTGTTGCTCAGGTTTCAAGAGCAGCAACTGCTCTTACTTCTGCTGGTTTCCGTGGCAATAAGGTTCAGATTCCTGCTGCTGATCTTGCTGGTGTTAAGGAAAAAATTCGTGCTGCTTGGCATCGTGTTAATGGGCCAGATCGTGCTCTTCCGGCTGTTTTGAAGGGTTATGAATCTGGTGATATTTCTAAGATGATGCCTATGCCTAGTTATAGTGGATCTCAAGTGATTGCTGCACTTCAAAAAGCTGTTGGAGATGTTGCAGTTATGTATACTCATGCTCATGGCTATCATTGGAATGTTCGTGGTAGTGATTTTGCTCAGTATCACGCTTTATTTGAGGCTATTTATACTGATGTATATGAGAGCATCGATCCTCTTGCAGAAAATATTTTAAAGATGGGTGGAACTGCTCCTAGAGGTCTTAGTGAGTTTTTATCTTTTGCTACAATTGATGATGATCCTCTTATGGTTGCTGATCCAGAAATGCTTGCTGCCGATCTTGCTGAAGATAATGATGCAGTTATTGATAGTTTAAATAATGTTTTTGTAATCGCCAATGCTGCCAATCAGCAGGGTGTTTGTAATTTTGTTGCTGAAAGAATTGATCAGCATCAAAAGTGGGCGTGGCAGTTGAAGGTATCTGATGATATTTACGAGATGCCCGAATCAATGGAGGGAATGATGGTTTCTAAAAATAATAATGTAGAGTTTGTAAAAAATGCAGGTGATTTGCAAACAAACGGAAATTATGATAATGTTTCATATATGTCTGAAGATAATCTTACTGAAAAAGAAAAGAATAGTATTCTCTCCAAACTTGGAGAGTTTCTTTTTGGCAAGTCGCAAGTTGTTGATGTTAATAATATCAATCATCACCTCCGCATTGTTTCTGATGGAAACATGACGCAGGCCCCTCATGTTGTTGTTAATGTTGGTGGCGCTGATTTTGGTGATGTTATTAGAGATCCTGCAGTTACTTCATCTGGGTTCACTAGTTCAAATGTTGATCATCAGAATATGATTAATGCTACTCCATCTACTGTAGAGCAGGGTGGAGATTCTAATGCTCATGAAGGCGCAGGGTCGGGCGAAGATGCCCTAGAAGAAGTTTCTGCTGGTAGTGGAAGCGATATGGCAGTAAATCAAGGATATCCCACAATGATGGGTAAATCTATTAATGAAGGAGATAATGAAATGGATTTTGAGAAGGTACTTGAAGGTCTGAGTTCACTTCTTGATGAGAAGCTTGAGAAGGTCAAGGCTGATATCTCAGCAGAGGTTGACGGGAAGATCGATGCCATCGAAAAATCCGTTTCCGATGTTCAGGATACTGCCAATGTTCTTTCAGGTGGACTTGAGAAAGTTGCAAACTCAGGCGCTGAGCGTAAGTCAACAGATTTTGACTATCAGGTCAGCAAAGAAGATGAGGAGTTCGCTAAGAGCTTCCAGACCGAAAGTTTTTGGGGCGGAGTTTTTGTCCCTACCGAGATCTGCAAGGTCTTGGGTTACGATTCATGAATAAGAGAGGTGAATTATGAGTAACACTAGAGAATTATTAGAAAAAGCAGTAATTAACACTTCTACTTCCGCAGGTGCTGGTAACATCGGTGCAGCGGGTGGCGGTATTCTTAAGCCTCGTCAGGCTAATCGTTTTATCGATTATCTGTTTGATCAGTCAGTTCTTATGAAGACTGCTCGTATCGTTCGCATGAGCGCTCCGAGTGTTGAGATCGATAAGGTTGACATTGGTAACAAGATTATGCGTAAGGCTACTGAAGGTACGGATGACGGCTCTAATGCTAACCCGACTTTCACCAAGGTCGCAATGACTACTGTCAAGCTTCGTCTTGATTGGGAAATCACGGTTGAAGGCCTTGAGGACAACATTGAGGGTGATTCTCTTGAGGATCATATCGCCTCTCTGATGGCTCGTCAGACTGCTAATGATCTTGAGGATCTTTACATCAATGGTAGCACTGCTCTTTCGAGCGATGCTCTTTACAAGGCTCTTGATGGTTTCAAGGTTCTTGCCCGTGCAAGTGGTGTTGTTGTTGATGCTGCTGGTGGTAACCTCACCCGCTCTATCTTCGACAAGGCTCTTCGTGCTCTTCCGAATAAGTACCTTCAGCGTCGTTCGCAGCTTGCTTTCTCTACTTCTAGTTCGCTGGTTCAGGATTACATCTGGAGTCTTTCTCTTGACGCTACCGCTAACTCTACTTACAATCCCGGTGGTGGCATTGGTACGACTGGCTCTGGTTTGGGTGGTTCCTTCGGTTCTGCTATGGGCGATGCTATCGTCAATCAGGGCATGGGTGGCGCTACTGGTGGCGGCAATGGTCCCAACTATATCAACGGCATTCGTCCGTTCGGTATTCCGCTGCTTGAGGTTCCGCTTTACCCTGAGACTGAGACTGGCACTTATACTGCTGCCTCTGGCAATCATGGTATTGTTGAACTTACGTTCCCGCAGAACCGTATCATCGGTATTCAGCGTGACATCACGGTTTACCGTGAGTTCAAGCCGAAGAAGGACACGATTGAGTACACTCAGTTCATCCGTGTTGCCAACCAGATTGAAAATGCCGCTGCTTACGTTCACGTAAGGAACGTAAAAGTTCGTTCATGAGCATTTTGATTCTCAAAGTGTGATATAATGAAGCCGGGGCAAATGCCCCGGCTTTGTTAATTTACAGGAGAATTAAGATGCAAAAAATAACATCGGAAGAGACTGATTTGATAATAAGTCTTTATGATGATGGTGTCTACCCCGTAGATATTGCTAAAAAAATTGGTAGAGCACCTGCCAGTATTTATCGCACACTTCGCAAAAGCGGGAGAACTGAGACTTTACCTGAACGAAAAGCAAGACATGGGCTTTCAGATGAACAGGTTATCGAAGTTATTGAAATGAGAAAAAATAATATTTCATATAATAAAATTGCTTCAAAATTTGGTTTAAATGGGCATACTATCGCCAAAATTTGTGAAAAAGCAGATATAGAATTTACTGATTTACGTTATGGTGAAAATAATGTAAATTGGGTTGGTGGACGTAGAGTAAATCAAAATGGATATGTTGAGATAACTATTCCTATTGATCATCCATTTAGAGATGCAATGCGCGCTAATAGGGGAACTTGTATGGAACATCGTTTTATAATGGCAGAACATATCAATCGCCCCCTTGAGGCTCATGAAGATGTGCATCATATAAATGGAAACCGCTCAGATAATAGAATTGAGAATCTAGAGCTTTGGAGTACAAGACAACCTAGAGGACAGCGTATTGAAGATAAGGTTGAATTTGCCTTAGAGATACTCTCCCTCTACTACCCCGAAGCACTCAAAGTTCGCTCGTAGTAGTTTTCCACTGATCGTGGTATACTCTGGCCGGGGCATCCGCCCCGGCCTTAGTATTTTATGACTAGAGTGAGAAAATTGACTGAACAATCAAAATTCACGTTTATTGATCTGTTTGCTGGCATTGGTGGTTTTCATGCAGCACTGAGCGAGATGGGTGGTGAGTGTGTTTATGCTGTTGAGATTGATCCAAAAGCAGCAGCAATTTATGAATTAAATTGGGGTATCAATCCTCTTGGTGATATTACTGAAGTTGCCAATGATGATAGGGTTGATATTCCTGATCATGATGTTCTTGTTGCAGGGTTTCCTTGTCAGCCTTTCTCTAAGTCCGGTTTTCAACGGGGTATGAGTGATACAAGAGGAACTTTGTATTGGAATATCCTTAAGATTATTGAAGTTAAAAAACCAGCTTTTGTTTTACTTGAGAATGTTCGTAATCTCGCTGGCCCTAAACATACTCATGAGTGGAATATTATTATATCTACTTTAAGAGATCAGGGCTATAAGGTTTCTTCTGATCCTGTCATTGTTTCTCCACATAAGATTCCCCCTCATCTTGGGGGTACTCCTCAGAGTCGTGATCGTGTATTCATTGCAGCAGTTCGTGCTGATGGTATTTCTGATCTTTCTGATATATCATTTTTGAATAATTATAATTTTGAGGATTGGAGTCCTCAAAACTGGAATCTTTGTTCAGATCTTCCCTTGCTTTCTAAAGAAGATGTAGAAGATTTTATTTTAAATGATAATGAAATCTTTTGGCTTGAAGCTTGGAACGAACTTATTGTTGGTATTAAAGATAGTCTTGATGGTAATAATCTTCCAAGTTTTCCTATTTGGGGTGATAGTTGGATTATGCCTGATGATCTTGATATACCTGAAAATACTCCTAAATGGAAAGCAAGTTTTTTAATTAAAAATGCTGAATTTTATGCACAACATCGTTGGATTATTGATGAATGGATTAGTCGTTGGGACTTTTATTCTGATAAATTCCCTGCTTCTCGTCGCAAGTTAGAGTGGCAAGCGCAGGATGCAGATTCTATTTTTGATACTTGCATTCAATTTCGTCCCTCTGGGATTAGGGTGAAAAAGCAAACATACCTTCCGGCTCTTGTCGCTATTACTCAGACTTCTATTATTGGCAGCCAGATGCGTAGACTTTCTGTTCGTGAGGCAGCAAGACTTCAGGGTTTTCCTGAGAGTTTTGATTTTGGTGATCAACTTCATTCTGCTTCTTATAAGCAACTTGGTAACAGTGTCTGTGTTGGAGCGGTATCTTTTGTATTCAAAAAAGCGGTAGATCATTATTCAGATATTCTCAAAAACACTTGTCCGAGTATGATATAATGTTTTCCTAGAGTCTTTTTAGATTAAATTTTATAGGAGAAAAAATGAGTGAAGAAACTAACGAAAATGCAATAAAAAAAGAAGCAGTCAAAAGGACCGTTCAACGTAAAACAAAGGCCGGAGAAGCGATTCTAGAGGCCACTCATGACACCTCAGATGATCCTATTGCGAACATTAAAAATGAAGGTGTTATGATTAAGATGCAAATGGGTCATTCATATTACTCTCCAAACTGCGAGTTTACGCAAGAAGCTCCCTTTCAACTTGTAGATCCTGCTGAAGCAGAATATTTGATTAATGAGTATTCAGGCAAATTTGTTGTTGCTACTAAGAAGATGGTTGAAGACTTTTATCAACTTGGTTAAAAAAAGTGTATAATGATATACTTTTTATATGAACACTTACACTCCTTATTCCTCTGTAGTAGAGCAATTTGTATTCCCAAATACTCCCGATTCTGGTAGTGCATCGGTTACTGTTTACTATGATTTTGGAGATATTGTTGTTGGCCCTATTTCTCCCACTTTGATAAGTGGCGCTACATATTCCGTATCAATCTCTGATGATTTGATGGGGGCATATGGCAAATATAGAATTAAGTGGAGTTGCACTTTTTCTGGCACTGCTTTTTATGCGTATACTGAGTATCAAGTTGAAGATACATATGTAAAATATGACACTTTTTTTACTAATTATCCTGAATTAGATATTCCAGATTATACTGCAAAATTTGATAATATTGAAAAAATGGCTAGAAGAATTGTTGATACTTATTGTGGACAAAATTTTCAATTTATTAAAAATAAAACAAGAACTTATGAAGGAAATGGCAGAGAAACTGTTCACCTTGGCAGTCGTTTAAATTACTTTACTAGTGTCTTTATTGATCAAACTGATTTTACAGCACAATGTATTATTGATTTAAAAACTAAGTATTTTATTCGTTTAAGCACAACTTATCCTTATTATGATAGTCGTGTTGATGATGTGTTTAGAAATAAATTTCCTAAAAATACTATAGTATATGTCACTGGTGATTGGGGATGGCTGAGTGTTCCGTGGGAAGTTGAACAGGCAACTGAACTTTTGATGCTTGATCTTCTTGATGATACTAGGCGTGAACATTATCGCTATGGTATTACCAGATCTGATCAGGGTGGCAATCGTCTTATGATTGATAAGGGAATATTCAACTCAACAGGGAATGTTGATGTTGATACACTTCTTATGGATTATGTTTATTGGATTATGGATTATGCTTAATCGTAGTTTTATAAGATTTACTAATAGAGTTGATATTTATTCTCAAACATATCTTACCAATGATATGGGTCAGAAAGTTTCTTCTTGGAATTTAACTAAAGAAGCTATGAAATGTCTTTATGTTTCTGCTAGAAGTTCTACTGGTATTCGTATTACTCCTAATCAAATTGAAGCAAATTATTTTTTGTTTTATTTTAATTATGATGCTCCTATTGATTATGGCCTTAGACTCAAAAATGTTACAAATTCATTAAGAAGTGAAGTAATAGAAGATAGTTGGTTACAAATTATTCAAATTGATAAAGAATTATCTTATTCTGGTAAAGTGCAGTATCTTAGTATTCGAGCAAAGAGTGTAATAGAATGACTTTTCGAGTTGAATCTTTGGTGGTTAATCCAGATGGTTTTGATGATCTTACTAAAAATATTCAATTAAAAAAAGCTTATTATAAAAATCAATCTACTCAATTCGCCTATGTCCTAGAGTCCGAATTAAAAACAGGTTTAAGTAATGTTTTGGGTTCAAGAGCAAAGCATTTCAATGTTATTGTTGAAAGAACAGCAGATGGTGCTGCAGTAAATTTAAGATCTATTGATTATATTGCTATATGGCTTTATCATGGTACTAGAGCACATACTATTGACTCATCTAACCCTATGCCCATTTACCCTAATGAAGGTATATTTAGGTATTCAGTTAACCATCCGGGTCAGAAACCTATGAAGCCTGAAATTGATGAAGCTATTAAAGAGGCTAGATTGAAAGCAAGAAGAATGGTAAAAACATTATGATTTCTTTAGATATTAATCCGGCTTTAAAAACTTACCTTGCAACTCAAGGGTTTGGGGATGTAGAAATTTATCCTTTAAATGCTTATAGAGACTATAAGGCTCCTTTTATTACTTGGACAGAATATCCTGCAACTAAAAGTAGTGAAGAATATTGGTTTAGAGATTCTATTTTAACTTATTATATTTATGACAATGATATTTCTAATGCTAAAAATCTTTCTTATAAAATAGAAAATTTTCTTAATATTGGAGATTTAACTCAAAATATTAAAAATTTGATTGCTAATCCAATATCTGGATATCGTCTTTGTTGGTCTAGATTGAATACTGGAACTATGTCTGCAGCTATTGAGAGAGATGGTTTGACTTGTATTAGCAGGGTTTTTGATGTAGGATATCTCCCTTTGTAGTTGCTTTATAAATGGGAATATTATAATCTGTATGTAGAGCAAGAGTGTTTATTTAGCTCTAAAAATTTATAATAAGATCTGTTTTCGAATTTTTGTAATTATTAAGGAGGTGCCATAAAATGGCAGTTACATTTTCAAATATTATCACTGGTGAAGGCAAAATTTTCTTAGGCGCTACGGCTGCTACTGCCACCGATCTTGGTGGCACAATGGATGGTGTTGAAATCGCTTGGGAACCTTCGATGGTTGAGATTGAGATCGATCAGTTTGGTGACGCTGCTCGCGTTATTACTGAGAAGATCAAGGTTTCTCTCAAGACGAAACTCGCAGAGGCTACGCTTGAGAATCTTTCGTACTCTTGGAACTATATTGCTGCTAATCAGCTTACCACTAATGCTGGTGTTAGCAAGGTTCTGAATATTGGTATTCAGTCTGTTTATCCTGCTGAGAACTACATCAAAGTCATTGGTACTGCTCCGAACTCTTCGGCAACCAAGACTTATACTCGTACTTATGAGTGCTATCGTGCAGTTCAGTTCTCTGCTAGCACACATACCCTGAAGCGTGCCGATGCTATCTCATTCCCGGTTGAATTCCGCATTCTTCCGAATGCAAACTACACTGGCAAAGAGTATGGCACTATTACTGACTCACTGACCTGATAACTAAATAAAACTTAATAGCAAAAAGACGAGCGAAAGCTCGTCTTTTTGTGTTATAATAAGAGTCTACCTTAGGAGTGTCTTTAGTATGGCTAAGATTAATAATGTTCGTCCCGGTGTTGAAATTTCATTTGCGGATAAAACTAGAACTATTTACCCCGTGTCGCTTCGACAGTTGAGAAGTTTGAACCTTGTTATGAAAGAAATGAATGAGTCTCAGGATGATGAGAAGTCTGTTGATTTAATGGTTCAGGCTGCTGCTATTATTCTTGATAAGATTGAGCCGGAACTTGTTTCTGATCTTGATGCTCTGGAAGATCTTATTGATATCAAGTCATTCAATCAACTTGTTGCTGCCGGGATGGGTACTGACCCAAACGCATAGGCGGGGATGATGATTCAGATTTAACATTTGATGATATTCCCCTTATAGATATAGAATCACAAGTTTTTTGTGAATGTGGATCGTGGAAAAACTTTATTGATCTTGAAGATTCTCTTTCATTAGATGAACTTGTTGTTTTATATGAAGCAGTTATAGATCGTCAGAATACTTTAATTAAAACTATAGCTATGGCTATGGGTGCGGATATTTCAGAAGATTCTGATAGTAAAGATGACAAATATCTGAAGCCTTGGCAGGTTGATCCATCAGTTGGTGGACAAATTACTCCTGTTTTTGGTGAGCAAGAGGCTGCATCCTTGCCTATAAACCTAGGTTATTCTATAATTGAGTAGGTTCTTTACTTTGAGTGAGTGGGTTTATGTCTGATACCAGTGATGTAAATATTAATACTAGAATTAATTTTATTGAAAATGGCGCTCAACAAGTTATTGATGCTGCTCAAAAAGTTAAAAGTGCTATAACTAGTATTGGTTCATCTGCTAGTAGTGGTGCTAATATTGATTTTGGTGCTAAAAAATTAGATGAACAACGTGCTGCCATAGATGCATATAAAAGACAATTAAGTTCTCTTGGCGATGCTTTTAGCGGAAAAAGCAAATCTATTGGCGATATTTCGGCAAATGTTTCTACAGTTTATCAAGCATTTAAAAATGCAAATAGTGCTGGTATAGCTACTGCGAACACTATGACTGTTCTTGGCGCAAATGCAGGCAAGGCTACTGGAGAAACTACTAGTTTTTTTCAAAACATAAGAATTGGTGCTGCCACTGCTCAAGCTAGTTTGGCTAGTTTAGGTGATGCATATCTTAATTCAGGTAGACAAGCAGCCTTCCAAGGTAAGACTATGATGGCTTCAATCAGTCTACCTCTTGCTGCTATAGCAACACAGGGTGTTAGAACTTTTGAATCATTTAATAGTCAAATGATTCAATTAAAAAGAGTTACACAATACAAAGAAGACTATGGTTTATTTAAAAAAGAAATTGATCAATTAAGTAATTCTTTTGGTCTTTCTACTAATGCTGCTGCTGGTTTGATGACTGAGGTTGCTGCACTCGGTATGCATGGTTCTGATATTAACAAGATGGCTACTGAAGTCGGCAAGTTTGCTATGGTTACTCAGACTGATGCACAGACTTCTCTTGAGCTTTATAGAAAAGTAATGACAGTTTTTGGTGGGGGGAGTATTGATAAAACCACCGAAATTATGGCACAGTTAAGTGCTATTGTTGATGATACAGCATTAAGGATGGATGATCTAACAAGCGGTCTTCCTCAAATTGCTCCTTTGATGAAAACGATGGGCTTTAGTGCTGCTGGTACTGCTGCAGCTATGGCTTCTATGGCTACTCAGGGCATTGATGCTAGTGAAGGCGCTAGTGCTCTTAAGATTGTTTTGATGAAACTTGATGATCCTACTAAAAAGATTAATAGAGTTATTCAAGATCTTGGTATTAGTTTTTTCGATATGTCCGGCAAAGCCGAGGACGGTAATCAAAGATTAGCGGCTGCTGCTGTTCAATTCACTAATATGAATGCTGCATCTCAAACAAAAATTGTTTCTGAACTTGGTCCTAGGCAGGGGCCAAGAATTCTTGCTATGTTGCAAGATATGTCTCGGGGTGTTAAAGAACTTAATACTGTTACTGCTGATGGTATTGTTACACAAGATGAAGCAGATGCTGTTCAGTCTGGCTGGGCTAAAGCTATGCTTGCATCAGGACAAGTGACTGGTTATACAGCAAAAACTTTAGATAGATACAATGAAGCAGCAAAGCAAATCCAAAAAGATCCGGGAACCGGATTGAAAGTTATGAGAACTCAATTTAGTCAAATATCTCGCGATATTGGTGATGTTGTTGCTCCTGCTTTTATTTCTGTTGGACATTTTTTATCAAATATTATTCAACTTTTTGGAAAACTTCCAAAACCTATTCAACAGGCAGTTATAGGATTTGGAGCACTTGTTGCTGCTGTTGGACCTATGAGATATGTTTTTGGCTCAATTAAAAGTCTTATTGGCGCTGTAAGTTCTGGTATTTCTATGGTCATGCCTCAGATGACTGAGTTGACTGTTGCTCAACGAGAGTTATTACTTGCCTCTAATGCTAATAGAACTGATGTTCTTTTTGCTGGTAATACTGCTAGATTTGCTGGCGGTAAAAGAGCGACAAGATCTGCTTTAAGAGAAGCTAATAAGGACGTTGCTGGGACAGAGGGCGCTGGTATTACAGCATCTAGTACCGCTGCAGAAGGCAGCATTACTCAAGCATCCACTGTTGCTCAAACTTCATTGGATAAATTAACTCTTGGATTGCAAGAACTCTCTGCTGAAACTAAAAATTGGGCTACTAGTACTGCTGAAAGTACAACAATAGTTCAAACAAAAACTGAAATTAGTGCTAATGCAATGGATGCAGCTTATGCTAAATCAATGGAATCATTGCAAATAGCTACAGCAGCACAGAAAGTTGAGTATACACAAATTGCCGAGGCTGCTCAAGCATCAGCTGCTGAAAGAATTGCTGCTGAAAAAATGGTTGTTGAACAACAATTAGCATCAATGGAGCAAATGAGTCTAACCAATGCTGGTTATGCTAGACAAGAAGCAGCAGTAAGAACGCTTTATTCTGAACAAGCAGCAGCAAGTCTTGAAATTAGTGCTGCTCAGAAAAAAGCATCAGCTACTTATTTTAATCCTGCTACAAATAGATTTCATTATGTTGAAACTAATAAAATGGCTAAAACTTCAAATGTCGTTGGCACTGAAGAGCAAAAAGCAGCAGAAGAGGCTGAGATTCAACTTGCTGCTGCTAGGAAAGCAGAGTCTGCTGCACTTGCGGAAGAAACAAATTTTCTTCTTGATTATCAAGCTGAAATTATAAAAACTGTAGCAGAAACATCAAATCTTATTAATGTTGATGAAGCTTTGAGGAATATGATGCTTTCTTTAACTACTGAAATAGGTTATTGGGATGCTGCAAATCAATCATTAATTGAAAGCGAATTTGGCCTTAATACTGAAATGTCAGCACTTGAGAAAACTATTGAGAATACTATTGCGTGGCGAAAAGCATCTATACCAGGCTTAATAGAAGAAGAAAATGCTCTCAATGCTTCAGGAGCAGGATTTGCTGAGTTAGCGATGTATATGCAAGAAGTCAAAACTCAAATGGAAACAATGGCAGCTGAAACAACAAATAATGCTTATTTATTTGATGTTCTTTCAGTTTCTCAAAATGCTGCGGCAGAATCTACTCAGATGCTTGCTGCATCTATGAATATGACTGAAGAGTCGCTTATTTCAATGGCTGCTGAATTAGAAGTTACTAAAGAAGAATTTATATCAATGATGGCGCCAACAGCATTGACTGAAGAAGCATTTGTTACTCTAGCAGCAACAATGCAAGCATTAGATGGCGTTATTCTTGAAACAGCAGCAGGTAACGTTCTTTTGGAGGGTACTCTTACTGGAGTTGCTGCAACTGCACAAGAGGCATCTATTGCTGCAGACGAAATGGGGGCATCATTTCTTTCTGCCTTCACTATTGGTTCTGGTGGCACAATTTTACTTATAGTTGCTGCTATTGCTGCAGTTGTTGGTATTGTTCTTTATCTTAAAAGTAATTGGAATAGTCTTGTCAATACAATGCAACCGGGTATTGATGCATTAAAAAGTGCATTTAATAGTTTAAAAGAAGCATTTGGAAATATAGCAAAAGGAATGGGAGATGTATTCTCTCAGTTGACGGGTGGTACTACTGCTGTTGATGGTTCAACAAACTCCTTTTCTGGTCTTGGAGCAATCTTAAATTGGCTTACAGATCAATTTGCAACTGCAACACAATTTATAGCAAATGCAATTAATTTTCTTAAACCAGTTTTTATTGCTTTAGCATATATAATTAAAGATATGGTTGCTTTTGTTGCTGATCTAATCAATGGAGATTGGTCAAAAGCTTGGCAGGCATTTATTGCAATCGGATATGAAATTGTACGTCCAGTTTTAATTCTTGTTCAACAAATTGCTAGACCATTTGCTTGGTTATTTGATAAAATTACAGGATTTAGTTCAGCAATAGCATCAGCACTTGGATTAAGTGGTCTTGCAAAAAGTTTGGATAAAACTGGAAAAGAATTAAATAGTTTTGCTAATGATCCTGGTTGGATTAATAGTATGGATGATCATTATAGAAAAGGTATTGGAGATCTTTTTGGTCCGGCTGGCCCTGTTGCTGAGAAAAAACCCGATGCAAAAAAAGCTGGCGATGATCTTGGTGGTGCTGTAGCCGATGGTTTAAACAATGCAACTGGTGACGCTGGTAAGAGTTGGGTAAAAAATTGGATCACATCGGTTTATTCTGAACTTGATAAAGAAAAATCTAAAATTACTAGTCAAGCTAACAAAGCAATGGATGATGCTAATAAAAAAGAACAAAAAGCTTTTGATCTTAAAAGTAAAAATATTGATGAAACTATTAAAGATGAAGAGAGGCTTTACCAAACTCAACAATATCTTCAAAAGAAAAAAGAAATGCTTGATCAAAGAGATATTGATATTGCTAATTATAAAAAAGATCGAGCTAAAGCTATCTATGAAGGACGTTACAATGACGTTCGTATGATGGATCTTGAACGTCAAAAAGGTACTATTGATTTTAATAAAAATCTTAAAGATTTGGAAGATCAAAGAGCAAAAGATCTTCTTGGTATAAATAGAACAGATCTTAAGCAAAGAATTACTGATGAAAAACAAGCTGCTCAAGAAGCTTATGATATTAGAAAAGCGTCTTTTGATGATGCTTTGGCATTAATTACTTCTTATAGTCCTGCGACTGAAGCTGAGTTCCAAACAATGCTTGATTCAATTAATGATTTAATTAAAGCAAATGGTGCTGCTTGGCCTGAATATGGAAAAACTGCAGCAACTCGCTTGGCGGAAGTTTTTAAGAAAGCAAATGATGATGCTTTAGAGACTTATCGCAAGAGTGGTCAGGACGCAGCAACTGCTTGGATGGAAGGTCAGGCAACAGCACAAACTATCGCAGCCTTAACTGCTTTGAATAATAGCGGAAATACTGGAACACCGGGTAACGTCGGAGGTGTAACTACTGGAGCCAATACTGACAATACTGATATAGCATCTATATTACAAAATAGTACAGATGAACAAAAAATTGCTTTCCAAACTTTTATTGATGCACAAAATAATATGAATACTACCCCCATTACTCAAGATCAACTAGCCGCTTGGGTTGGCTCTGGTGCTGGCTTAGGTAGCCCGTCTGAAAGTGGTTCAACAAAAATTCCACAATCAGTAATTGATCAGCAAGCACAAGCTGCCGCTAATTCTTTTGGATTTAATGTTGATGTTAGCAATGTATTGCATAATAATGATCTTGATTCTCAGACTCGTTTATTTGTTGATACTATTAAACAACAAATTAGAAGTGGAAATTATGCGATGAGAGGTCAAGACGGCTGGGCTGCAGCTATGAGTGAAATTGCTAGCGAAGATAGAGAAGTAGCAAGATCAGGTAAAGCTATGTCTGATACAGATTGGTTACGTAATTATGCTATGCAAAAGGAGATTGATCAAAGAAAAAAGGATGAAGAAGAAAGACACAAAAATGCTGAAGAAAATAATACAGCAGTTAAAAATAATACTGAAGATGTTGTAAATCGTCATTCTTCTTATTGGGTTGATCAAATTGCTGAAATTAAAAGACTTACTGAAACTACTGATGAGGCTATTGCTAGAAGTACAATGTCTGCTAATCAAAATATAGGAAAAGCTCTTGGAAACACGACTAGATCAATGAAAACATTTACTGATTCTTCAGGCAAAATGTGGTTTGATATGGATGGTCAGATTGTAGATGGATTTGGTCATACTGCAACTTTTACTCAAGATCAATCAGATAGAACTAAAGGCGTTCTTGTTGATAATATGAAGAATGTTTTGACAGCATCAATTGATACATTTACTGGTGGTCAAAAAGTTGTTGATTATATGAATAAACAAGGACTTGATCCTGCAAGTACTAAGGCTCAATTTTTTAAAGATAGACTTAATGAAGTTGGTGGCGTAGTAAAAGAACTTGATGGTAAATCACTTTATATTGATTTAAATATGGGCAATGAAGATTTCTGGACTAAATTTGATACTCTTAATGCTTGGACTAAAACTTTTGAAGGTGAAAAGGCTATTGCTGCTATGGCCGGAAATACTCTTTATGAACAAGATGGACGTTATATGATGCGCTATGGCACTGAAGCTAATGCTATAGTTAGAGATGTTACTTCCGAACTTGGTCCGCTTAGACATATTACTCCAAAAGCATCTGGTGGACTGTATAGCGCTACTGTTGGAGCATTTAAAATGGCTATGGGTGGTATGGTTCAATATGCTGGTGGTGGTAGTCTTGTAAAGAATAGAAAAAATGGTATTCTTGCTAATATTGGCGAAGGTGGTTTTGATGAATATGTTATTACTACTGATCCTAAATATCGTGCTCAAAACATCGCTTATATGGCCTCTGCTGCTTCTAAACTTGGTATATCAATGAGTGCATTACGCGCCAGAAGTGCAGTTGGCGCTGGATACGCAGTTACTGGTGGGTCAGCCTCTGGTGGTTCTGGTGGCTCTGGAGGGTCTTATGGTGGAGATGTTCATATCAGTGTTGATACATTTATTGGCGAAGAGCAGTGGTTTGCTGAAATGGCTAATAAATATAATATGACTATTGTTCCTCGTCAAAGAAAAATTGAGGGACAGCAAAAAAGAGTGGTATCATCTTATAATAATAGATGGAGTCTGAAATGACATCAGGTAATACTTTATTTTACCCGGCAGCCATATGGATTGATAATGTTCAGCTAACTGATCAGGGCCGTGGCCCTATTGATCGTTCTAGGGATGAAAGATCAGTCACTGTTGAACTTGCTAGTGGAACTCGTAAAAGGTATATTAAAAGTATTAAGCATACATTTAGTATGAACTGGTCTTATCTTCCTGATGATAGCACTTGCACTATTGATGGCTACGCTGCTCGCGATACTATGATAAACTTATTAGGTGAGTCTGAGGATTCTCATACTTTAAGATTTTTTTATAAAAACGGGAAATATGAAGAGTTTACTGTATTTCTTACTGATTATAAAGAAACTTTGAAGATGAGAAATCCTAGTTCCGGAATTTTTATTTGGGATTTAAGTATGAGTTTTGAGGAATCATGATACCTATATCAACAGATCTTGCGGCTGATCTACAAGCCGATAGTCAAAATATTAAACCTAATGTAATAGCTCATATGTCTGATATGCGCTATATGCAGAATCTATCTGTTATTACTTCTAATTATTCTTATAATAAGCAGATTATGGATAGAAAACCTCAAGTTTATTTAAAGCTAGACAAAACTGATTATAATGTTTACACTAATACAAAAACAGCAGTTATTAGTAACGCTAATCCCGGAATTGTGACTTGCATTAATCATGGCCTTGCAGATGGCACTGGTGTTCTTATTTCTGGTACAACTACTTTTCCATCTAATGTTACTTCTGGAGAGCTATATTGCAAAGAAGTTTATTATTATATTGACTCAATTAATGCTAATCAATTTTATATTAATACTTCTCAGGCAAATGCTATTGCTAAAAGTGCGACGGGAAGAGTTAATACAAGCACTACTACTACCAATAAAGCTGTTACAATAGGCATCGCTGATCCAGCCTCATATACTGAGGCTATTTTTACTTCTACTGCTCATGGTTTAACAAATGGAGATGCTATTACTATTAGAGGTTCAGGTGCTTTGCCTACTACTAGTGCAGATAATGGCATTTCTACTGTGACGCTTGGAAGTACAACTTCTACTGAAAATATTTTTTATGTGCAGAACGCTAGTGCTAATACATTTTATTTAAATATCACAAAAACTGGTGCTATTAATAATGATGATACTGGAAAATTAAAAAATACAGGTTCGCAAACAGGTATCAATACTTTTTATCCTATTTTTAATTTTACATATACTTACAATGGTAGTCATAGGATAAAAGATAGCGGTAGAATTGGACTAGATGTTAGCATTGGATCTTATAATGGTTCAGATAGATCTGTTCTTTACAATGATCCTATTGCTCCTAATACTATGCAAAGTCTACCAATCACTCAGAGTCTAGAAGTTATTGAACCAAAATTACTTATAGATACTTTTAACAGAAGTTCTACTAGAACTGTATCTGATGGTGTTTTGACAAATGGGTCTAAATATATCACTTCTGCTAGTGCTAATTTTACTTATTCTGATGTTGGTTGCAATATTACTGGTTCGGGATTGGCTTTGAATAGCGTCATAGTTGAATATGTAAATGAATCTACAGTGAAAATTTCTAAGTCAGCAAAAACAACGGCGTCAAGTGTATCACTTAATATTAAATTAAATAGTTTAGGATATTTTACATCTTCAGATACTTCAGATAAAACTATGGGTTATTATTCTTGGAGAACACATAATAATTTATGGCAACTTAGTGACAATAAGGCCATTTTGAGCGGCACTAGTCTTGATCCTGCTTATATTACATATAATACGACTTGTTATGATCACTATATTGATGTTAAATTTGGTAATACTGTAAATGGTCAAGGTGCTGTTCTTAGATACATTGATGAAAATAACTATATGTTATTTTATTATACTGGAACAGCGATTAGACTAGTACAGATATGTGATGGATATGCCGCTACTATTGCTACAAGTTCTGCTCATACTTTAAGCACTTCTAACTATTATAGATTTGAAGCTTTATATAATACTTTTACTGTGTATAATATGGGGACAAGTGAGCCACTTGATGCACCGTCTTCCGGGGGGACATCTCTTCTTACTGCATATGTAGATGATCCTATTTTTAGAACCGCATCGGCAACTTCTGTTGGTACCGGCAATTATCTTGGAGCTAGTAATACTAGAACTATTACAGATTTAGTAACGACTGCAGGAAGTAGCACTATCACATCAGCAACTGCTAGTTTTACTAGTAATGATGTTGGGGCTAGCATAGCTATGGTGACTGGCAGTCAAATTTCGGCTAATGCAACTATTGTTTCTGTCACAAATTCCACTACTGCTGTCATTTCTACAACATCAGTAACAGCGGGGACATCTTTAAATGTTAAGATTACTAGACTTATATCTAGCATTGACTATGCTGCTATTAAAAGTTTTAATTATCTTAATGGATATAGTAATTTTGCTGCCGGTAAATATGTTTATGCAGTAAAAGAACATATCTCTGGTACACATACTTTAAATTCTAATGTAACTTCAAATTTAGAAAAACTTTCTGGGCTTACAGATTTTACTTATAGTTTTGCAATAAATGCCACTAGTATTGCAGCTAGGGGTATATGTTGGCTTGGTGATAAAACATCTGCAACTGTATATATACAAATGCTTGCTACTACTGGAAAAATAAGAGCAACTATTTTTGATGGTGCAACTTCTTATTTTATTACTAGTGATTATGGTGTAACAGTAGGTAACACTACGCAAGTTTTTGTAGTAAAAAAAGGTACAAAATTATCTATTTATCTTGATGGTTTAGAAAATTATAGAGATGATATCCCTACATCATTTTCTCCATATATTTCTACATCTTCTGATTTACATTTAAGAGTTGGGAGTGGCGTCAATAGTGGTACTAGCACCAGTTTTTTTAATGGAAAAATTGGCGAGTTTGCAATATTTGATTACGCTCTGACAGATGATGATGTTTTCGCTATGAAATTTTCTTTACTCACTGCTGGTGATTTTGGTATAACTGCACCGGTTGAACCTTATGATCTTTATTTTAATGGTGATAATCTAATTGATCGTTTTAGTGAAGAAACTTTTGCTTGGGCAGTGACAAACACTTTAAATAATAATGGCGGTAATCTTACAGTAGATGGCCATGCTCATGCTCTTGGTGTTAATTATATTTTAGATCCAGAATACACTAAGTTTAATTTAGCAACATCAACTAATAATATTCAATCAATACTTAGAGATAATTTTGGATGGATGGCTAGATCGCAGTCTAATGAAACAGGAAATTTTTATGCTACAAATTCTGTAAAAATTAAATTTGATTCTTTAAAATGTAATAAAATATTTTTTTCAACAGGTCATTCAACTGGAGCAATAGACACATTTGATTTATCTGTTACTACAGATACAGGTGATCTACCTCCGGTTTCAGTATTTTTCGAAGGAAACTCTATCTTATATTATGATTTGGGAGCTACATATAATGTAACTGCAATAAGTGTAATCCCAACACAAACTGTTAACCCATATGATTATCCAAGATTATACTGCATAAACCCAATTTGGGAAGTTGATCTTAGTGATTATGTTGTGTCTTTTTCTACAGATAAAGTGAGAGATAACTATGATAGTTCAATTCCAATTGGTGCTACTTCTGCTAATAGCGGGTCTTTAGTATTAGATAATACTAATTTAGATTTTAGTCCGTATGGTTCATCAACTTATGGAGATTATATTTATCCAGACACAAAGTTTTTTATATCACTTGATCATAAAATAAACAAAACTCAACAAATAGAGACTGTGCCTATTGCTTATGAATTATACGCTGATAATTGGACTGTCTCTAATTCTAATATGCAGGTTGATGTTAAATTAAGAGATTATTCTAAGTATCTTCAGGAAGAAAATTTAAAGGGCTATATTTCACAAGGTTTATCTGCTGGTAGGAGCATTGCTGATATTTTAATGGAAAGTGGCTTTCCTAAAAGAAAAATTAATTTTATTGATAAATTTGAAGAAACTGTCTCTGTAGATAATCCTACAGTTTTTGTTCCCTTTAACGAAACTACTTCGGAAATAAATGGACAGGCAAGTGATTTTAAATATAAAGATTATTGCAACAATGTAATTGTCAATGCCCCTTACTTTTTGCCGGTAGCTGGTACTCCTATTGTTTATTCAGATTTAGTTGCTGCTCAGAATGATTCCCAGAGAATTATTGATGATTATGCTTATAAAGTTTTTATTCCAGAAGTCAAGACTGGATCAGCAAAATTTAGTTCTGTTGAGTTCTTTAATATATCTGATGAAACTAAATGGACACCTATAGGTTATAATGATAATGAACCTTGGACATTTTCCTTTTGTCATTATTTGACAGATGTTTCTACTATTGCAAGTTCAGATTATCAACAACTTTTTTGCAGTGGCGATGTTTATACTGGTGAATGTGTTATTGAGTTTAGTTTTGTTGATGAAAATACTATGTATTATAAATTTACAAAACATAATGTTGCACTTACTTCTTATAGTATTACATCTAATGTTATTAATCCCAAAAATTCTCATTTAATTCATATCAAAAAAACAGCAGGTGTATCTGGAGCAAACCCAAGATATGATTTCTTTATTGATGGCGTTAATCAAGGAAATATTTCACCTACTATTTCTGGATCTAGGACTCCTCTTTCGACACAATTTGCTCTTCTTTCTACTGGATATCTAAGTAACTTTTTATACTATAATTATGCATTGTCTGATAGTAGAATTGCTAAGCACTATGAGTCCTTCTCAGTATCAATGATGCCAACATTCAAATATCTCTCTGCAGGAGAAGGGACATATTGGGACGCAATGCTAAATATTGCAACTGCTGATTTAGGAATGTTTTATTTTGATGAATATGGTGATTTTCAATATGAATATAGAAACTTCAAACATGAGACGACATCTAACCGATATCAGATAAGTCAATATAATTTTTCTGATGATATAAATATCAGTGAAGGTAATATTAATACAGAGATTCAAACAAATAAAGTTAATGTAAAAGTTTCTAGTAATAGTGTTAATGCAAATAATGTCAAAGTTTTGTGGAATGCACCTGAAGGTGAGTCATTAGCAATTACTAGGATTACTCAAGATTTGAATATTTATTCTGATTATATATATTTAGAAAATATTGATCAACCTATTTGGCCTCCTTCTGGTTATGTTAAAATTGACAATGAGATTATCAAATACAAGGGTATTAAAGAAAATAAGCTTATTAACTTGGAGAGAGGAGTATTTGGCACAGAGCCAGCCACCCATACTGCTTATTCAAGGGTTAGGGAGGCTAGATTCTATAGTGCTCAGTTCACTGAGACTCCCGCTACAATTGTAAAATATCCACTTATTACTGAGGAAATTGGAGATTATCAAGCTGGTAATATTGATATAGATTTTTACTATTCTACTCCTTTCGAAACGCAGATAATGCTCTCAGCTAAAGATCCCGGCGATCCTATTTATACTGAAGATAATATTAAGTATTTCTACAAGAGGGCAAAAGGTTATTCTAGTGTCGTAGTTATTCAGGGTACTGATCCTACAAGTGGGAGTCGTTATGTTTTTGAGATAGCTGGTATTGCTGTGACGAATATTGCTGCCGGAAATGAGACAGTAAGTAAAGTTTCATCTGAATTTGAAAATAATATTAGAAAATATAGAGTAAAAGAGATATCATTTGAGAATTCATTTATTGAAAATAAAGAGTATGGTAAAATTGTTGCTGACTATATTATTGGATATTATTCCAATCCGATCAAGGTTCTCAATCTGTCAGTAACAGGCGTACCACATCTTCAGCTTGGCGATCTGGTTACTATTGACAAGTTTGAGCAGCTTGGTATAGTTAATATTAAATTCTGGGTTATCCAGAACAAAATAAGTTACGATGGAGGCTTGAGGCAGGAGTTGGTTCTTCAGCAATATTCTGATACAATCAATCCTCCGGAGCTTGCTTTCACTCAAAACTTAAAACTTGGTGAAATAGATTGGGTTTTCTGATGATAGGAGAAAAGAATGTCAGAATTTAAATTTGTTCAATGGGGTAAAGGTACTCCTGTTGATTATCAACGTTTGAACGCTATGATGATTAATGAGCAGTATCTAAAGGATCGCTCGGATATTGCTCCTAGAGGTGTTCTTGCTTGGAAGGTAACAGATTCTGATACTACTAGCACTGCAGGCTCTAGGGTTAACTTTACTGGTATTGGATCTGTTAGCTTTAATGTTGAAGCAAATAGAATGTTGAAAATCAGTCTTTTTGTTTACACTGTTACAAATAGTGGCGCAGGTACTACTGCTAGCACCAATGTTGCTGGCAATACAACAACTTATCGCGATCCTAATATTCTTGAATTTGATTTAGATATTGATGGAACATTAGTTGGCAATGACGGAGGTGGCCAGCAAAGAATCTACTCAGATTTTACACTCACTACGTCTAATCCTGCTCAAATGATAAATACTGCATACTTTACCACCACTCCTCTCACTGCTGGAACACACACAGTGTCACCAAAAATTTATTCTTATCCGACTGCTGTTACAGCAAAAGGTCAGGTTAGACTTCTTGTAGAGGACATTGGCGCTTGGGTAGGCGGCAGTTCGTAAAATGGCCCTCGCTTCTAGAAGAAATAATGTGGTTTGGGGCAAAGAAAACTTTGGCTCAAAGAATCCAAATTTCAATGGGGGCAGATATGTTGATGATAAAGGATATATTAGAGTATTGATGCCTGAGCATCCTTGTAGTAATGCTGGCTATGTTTATGAACATAGGTTGGTGGCAGAAAAAGAATTGGGTAGATTTCTCCAGCCGTGGGAAACAGTCCATCATATTAACGAAGTAAAATTAGATAATAGATGGGAGAATTTTTTTTTAACAACTGTTCCTGAGCATAGTTCTATTCATAGAGAAGGTAAGAAGCAAAACAAGGAACGAAGAAAAAAAACAAGTGATCGTTCTAAAGAGATAGCTAAGGGAAGAAAAAGAAATAGTAATGGAAAATTCACAAAAATTTCTGATAACCCTGATATACTAGAGGCTACGCAATTGGAAGGCGAAATAGATGAAACAATTTAAGTCTGAGGAAGATGCAAGTTTAAATCTTCCTAATATTGATGAGGAAGTATATGTTCCTCCTAAGAAGGATCTTTCTGTAAAAGTTCCTGCTGCTCTCAAGCCTAGTGTTGACTGGGATGGGGAGGAGGTTCAGGTTACTTCTGAAGTTTACTCAGAACCAGTTCGTGACTGGGATGAGCTTCTTGGTGAACTTGGTTATGATCCTACTCTTTATGAAATTATTGAACCTGTAAAAATTTCTTCATGGGATGCCAATGCTGGTGAAGGCGAAACGAAAAGACTTTATTCTTACAAAGTTGGGGTTAGAGCCAAGCGCACAACACAGTATCGTGATGAAGACTACAAGGATCTTGTAAATCTTATTAAGAAACATCGTCCAATGTCTGAAAAAACTCCTAATGGTAACTCAACATTTGTTGTTTGCCTCTCAGACTGGCAGATTGGCAAAGCTGACGGTGATGGTACAGATGGTACTATCAAACGTGTTCTTACAATGATTGATGGAGTAACTGAACGTATTCGTGAACTTCAAAAGTCAGGGCGTAAGATGAAGACACTTGTTGTTGCTGGTGTTGGTGACATGGTAGAAAATTGTGAGGGGCATTATGCTACTCAAACTTTCACTGTTGAACTTAACCGTAGACAACAGGTTCGTGTATTACGTCGTCTTTTGACAAAGGCTATTACTACTTGGTCTAAGCATTTTGATGAAGCAATTGTTGTAGCCGTTCCCGGTAATCATGGTGAGAATAGAAATGGCTCTGGCAAATCTTTTACTACTCGCGGTGATAATGATGATGTCGCTGTATTTGAGATGGTGGCTGAAATTCTTTCCGCTAATCCTGAGGCATATGGTCATGTTCGCTTCTCTCTTCCAGAAGATGATATTTCTATGATTGTTGAGTCCAATGGCAAGTATCTTGGATTCACTCATGGTCATATCACTAGCACTGGCAATGATCCTCAGAAGAAGATTAAAGAATGGTGGAAATCGCAGAATTTTGCAAATAATCCCATTGGATATGTTGATATCTTGATTACAGGCCACTATCATCACTTCTCTGTTGTTGAACATGATCGCAATAGAATTCACATCCAATGTCCTACTATGGATGGTGGTAGTGAGTGGTTCAAGGACTTGACGGGAGTTGATTCTCGTCCGGGTACGCTTACGTTCGTTCTGGATAATTCAGAGCGTCCGTATCGTGATTTAGAGATAATTTAAGGAGGTGATTAATATGGGTAATGTTGGTGTAGCAGCATTGGCTGGTCTTTTTGTTCCGTTCTTCGTTTCATTTTTGAAGGATGTTACTTGGTCAGCAAAGGTAAAGCAAGGCGTTTGTGTTGGTATCTCAGTTCTTGTAGCTGTTGGTATTACTGCAATTGATAAGGGAGTGAATCTTTCAGATTGGAAAGTTCTTGTTTCTAATTTGTCAGTTGTTTTTACTGTAGCTCAGGTTTTTTATAACCAGTATTTTGGTGGTACTTCTATCAATGCTAAACTTGAGAATGTAGGTGTTGGCGCTGGTAAGGCGGTGACTCCAAGTGCTTAAGTGTAAAAAATGTGGTGGATTTCTTTATGAAGAAGAAGTTTATTATGATGAGGATGATAATAAAATAGTTCAAATAGGTTGTTATCAATGTTCACATAAAGCATATATAAAGGCAAAAGATTGGGCATTTTTTAAAAAGAAAATAAATGATGCCATTAAAAAAAATAATGAGTGAATCAAAATTTGTAAAAATTAAGGTTAATAAATTATATTTTTTGCCTAGTGGTGATGTTGTGAGAGTGGTAAGAATAAACTGGATGCGTAATAGTGTCATAGTTCATAATTACCACTCTCATAGCAATGAGGTGGTGGAATACGAACTCGCCCCTGCTATACTGTCTCCGGCCTACCGAATCGGGGAGGTCGCTAGGATGTTGGGCAAGCAACCTGCTACCTTGCGTAAGTATGAACAACTAGGTTTAATTCCTAAAGTTCGTAAGATTTCTTTGAATTTTGGTGAAAAACGTTTCACTAGGGTGTATACTTCAAAAGATGTAGAAGAGATTGTAGAGTTTTTTGATAGGAGGAAGCCTGTTGGTAGACCTTCTAGAACTAATACTTTCGGAATAAACAAAAATGAGATTAAGAGAATTCTTAATTCAAGATATATAAAGGAAGATAATGGCTAATTTAACGCCTGAGAAAGATAGTAATAACTCAATTTGGTGCTCAGTTGGTATCACGAAGAATCTTGGCAATTATGAGAGTCTCCGTATCGATGCTGGTGCTAGAATTGACATTGAAGCTTTTTCTGATAAAGAAGAGGCTTGGAAGAATCTTTGGACAGAAGTTCAGGCTCAAATTGAAGAGCAACTTATCGAAGCTGATCGTGGCTTGGCCGAAGGCTGATGTGTTGGCCAATGTCTAGTAATCTTAAAAAAGTGCATTGGACAAAGGACGCATTGTGTAAGTTTGATAAGAAGTTTACTTCGTTCCAAGTGGATGAGGTGAACGAAGCTAAATCTATTTGTGCTAATTGCACTGTTCAAGTAGAGTGCATTTTTGCTAATGCAGAAACAGATGGTACATTCATATCCGCTGGTTTATCGAAATACGATAGACTGTTAATAGAATGGAAGAGGGTGAACAATACTGATGAAGGAAACTTCAGAGGAAGTTCTACTTATATTTCAGAAGTCGTGCGACGAGCACGCAAAACTATTCATTCCTGAGCCTCGTCAAGATCAAATTATTGAGAGTTTGCTCAACTACTATAATAAATACTATTCAATGAAAATCCTTGAAGAATGTATTCATGAGTTCGCTAGAAGTCATCAAGATCCTATCATAATTTATGAATTTGCTATGGACTCAAGTAAAATTCGTGAGAAGATTCTTGAGCGGGAAAAGTCAAAAAAAGAATTCAGCACTTTAGTCAAGCAGACTGAAGAGAGGATGCGTTTGTACGATGAACTATGAATTAAATCTATTGAATAGTATTCTCAAGACTGGTGATCTTGTTCCTTGCATTGAGCAGGGCGTTGATTATGTGTTTTCAGAGTATTCTGATGTATGGAATTTTATTGTTCAGTTTAATAACGAATATGGTCAATCTCCATCTAAAGATGTTATTAAAACAAACTTCAAGAGCTTTGAATTTTATAATGCAGAGTCTCCCATTCAATTTTATATTGATGATGCTAAGAAGCAAAGCCTTAGTCGTGGTGTTAGAACAGCTTTATTTAAGGCTTCTGATGCCTTGAAGAGTGGTGATGATCCTGCGAAGATCCTTACCCTTATGCAGAATGAGGCTGCACAGTTGATCCGTGATTCGGGAAGACTGAAGGACTCTAATATTGCTGATTACACTGAGCGTGCGACGATCCTTAAAGATCGTATTGAAAATCCTGATCATCGCATTGTTGGTGTGACTAGTGGCATTAAGGTTATTGATGCTCATTTTGGTGGCTTTCAGCCCGGTGATTTTGTTGTTGTTATTGGATGGACTGGTGTAGGAAAGTCTGCACTGACTCGTCTTATGGCTGCTAATGCTTGGCGTGCCGGTTATGTTCCTTTAATCATCTCCCTTGAGATGGATCGTCTTCAGGAAGAATTCCGCATGGATACTATTCTGAATGCTGGTGAGGTATTCACCAATACTCAACTTACAAATGGTAAGGGCATTGGTATTAATGACTATGAGGGTTGGGCTAAAGAGATGTTTGATGGCAAGCCTCCTATCCATCTAGTTACATCTGATGGGATTGAAACTGCTGATCAGCACTTTGTTCAGGCAAAGATTGAGCAGTATAAGCCAGATCTTGTAATCCTTGATTATCATACTTTGTTTGATGATGCAAACAAGGGTGGATCAGAGACTGAGCGTGCAAAGAATCTATCAAAAGCTTTCAAGCGTATTGCTGTTCGTAATCGTGTACCTGTAATTGATGTTTCAGGTGTCACGATGGATGATGGTCATGATGAGCGTCCTCCGGAACTTAGCGAGATTGCTTGGAGTAAGCAGTTGTCTTATGATGCGGATATGGTTCTCGCTGTTCATAGATCTATGGGTAGTGACATTTTTCAAGTAGTAACTCGAAAGACTAGACGGTGTGCGCCGTTTGCGTTTTATCTTAAGTGGAATCTAGACTCAGGTGAATGGAAGGAAATTTATGAGCACGAAGCGATGGACTAAGAGGCCGTTCTATTTTATTGAGGGAGAGGCGATTGATCAGGAAGCTATCATTCGTGTTCGTCCTCAGATTGAAAAGTATGTTCGATATGATTTGAAGAAGAATTTCAAGAAGACAAATGTCACTTGGGATATGAATGATAAAGGTAACTTCAACTTTAAGATTGAGTTTTATGGTTGATATTCTTGACTATATTGAGTCTAAGGGTATGCAGGTTATGCGTGATGATGGTTCCGAATTAGCCTGTTATTGTCCTTTCCATTCTAATATGGATACTCCAGCTTTTTATATTAATAAAAGAACTGGCCTTTGGATTTGTTTTAATCCTTCCTGCGGAAAGACTGGATCGCTTCGTGATCTTATGACTTTTTTTGGTGATAAAGGCAATATAGTCAAGGATTATTCCTTTGATCAAATTACTGATAATCTTCGTGAACATCAAGAGGTTATAGACTCGTCGTGGGATGAAACTCTTGATCTGTTAAGAGTTGACTATGAGACTGAATCTCATAAGTTAAAATATTTAATGGATCGTGGTTTTGTTATTGATACTCTTGAGTATTTTGATGTTTGTTTTTCTGATGTCAAAAAACGTATAGTTATCCCTGCTAGGGATGAAAAATATAAAGTCATTGGTTTTATTGGCAGGACTATTTTGCAGGATGTTCAACCAAAATATCTTTATTCAAAAGGTTTCCCTAGAAAAAATATTTTGTTTAATTTAAACAATGCAAAGCGCTATGATTCATGTATAGTTGTTGAGGGTAGTTTGGATGCAATGAAAATTCATCAAGCTGGTTTTCCAAATGTCGTCTCCTCATTAGGAGCAACAATTACTAAGGAACATATTGGGAAATTAGCATCATACTTTGACAATATCATTATATTCTCAGATAACGATAGTGCTGGAGATGCTATGAGATCAGAGATTATAAAGAATCTTTATGACAAAAATCTTAAGATTGTTCAGTTTGAAAATCCTGATATCAAAGATCCCGGCGATATGAACGAAGAGCAAATTGTTTCACATATTAATAATGCAATAGACTATTTTACTTGGAGTTTTAATCATGTATTTTCGGCTTACACATCTGACTGAAGATGTATTCCAACTTGACTTCATGGATGGTTCCATGAGTAACACTGTCCTACTCAGTGCTAAGGAGATTTCCTTGCTGGAGGAGGTTCTGGAGGTCTTCCCGACGCTTGAGGTGTCAGAGCAGATCGATAGATGGTATAATGGTTAGACGCCTGAGTGCGTTTGATTAAATCAAAGATAGACGTTTATTAACGTAGAAAGATAAAGGTAATTAAAATGAGTATGTTCAAAACACTTAGTGATCTTAAGAAGAACACAATCGAAAACAAGGGCAGTGGCCCTATGGGAGATGGCGAGCGTATTCCTCGCTTCTTCTCCGTGAAGTCCGGCGAATCATACCTGATTCGCTTCCGTCAGGAACTCACCGAGGATTCAGCGAATTTCTCTGATGCCGCTGGGGTTGCTCATGTTGTTTCAGTTCACACTAATCCAAATGATTACAAGAAGAGTGCGATTTGCACTGGTGATAATGAGGATTATGGTTATCGCTGTTTTGGTTGTGAGCAGGTTGTCCATGATCGTGGTTGGAAGGCAAAGCAGCATCTTCTTCTGAATGTTGCAGTTTTTAGTGCTGATGACGAAACTTGGGAGCCTCGCATCCTTGATCAGAAGTTCACTGGCGCTCACGTTGCAGAAACTATTGTTACTTATGCAAGTGAGTATGGTACGATTATGGATCGTGATTTCAAGATCTCTCGTACTGGTCAGAAGCAGCAGACTAAGTATAATCTGATCCCCCTTGCTCCAAAGGATGCAAATGCTTCAATTGCAGAACTTCCTATGCATGATTTGACTAAGACTTATAAGCTCATGAGTCCTGCAGAACAGGCTGGTTATTATATTTCTGAAGAAGACAACTCTGGCTCTAGCGGTTGGGCTTGAGTTATTTGCTGGGGGACTTCGGTCCCCCAGCATTTTCTTCTGAAAGGTATATGACTAAATTATGATTGTTCTTGATATTGATGGGGTTGTGGCTAATCCCTTTGATGAAGTAAACTATTTCTTAGGAAATCTTGGATATGAAACTAAACCTTGGACTTCTTGGGAAAGTGATAGTTGGTCAGAAGTATATAATTATGTAAATTCATCAACAATGATTGATTGCGTTAATAATAAACTTATTTATAAAAACGCTATTTCATTTGAAGAAGCTTGGTATTGGACTAATCATTATAGTTCAACATATGACATCATGTATCTTACTGCTAGACCAGAAACTATGTCTCAATTAACTTGGGATTGGTTTATGGATTGGGATATCCCAGCAGACTTTATTGTTTTTCAAAAAAATAAAGTTGACTTTCTTCAGCAATTATATATTGATATTTATGTTGATGATAATCCTCAAATAGTTATTGATGCTTTTGAGAAGGGTGTGCCAGCAAGATTGCTTAACCGTCCTTATAATTTAACCGCAGATATTGATCCAAAACTTAGGATTAATTCTTTATGGGATATTGATTTTAATGAAAATATTATTTGATGGTTCTATTAAAACATCTATAAATAAAATTGTTATTGATACTTTTTTAAATGGTGTATATAAACAATATGGCAAAAAACTTTACATTATTTATACCGGAGTGGGTAAAACATCTGACATTATAGATGATTGGGCAATCAAGAATTTCCCTAATGATGGTACAAGAAATTGTTTTAATGCAATTTGGTATGATCATTATAAAAAAGAAGACGAATTATTTAATTATGAACTTATGAATGAGACTAAACCAGATTTAGTTTTTATTTTTGGTGATGATTCTCATGATTTTTCAAAAGTTGCAAAACAAATGGGTGTACCAGTTTATAAAGTAGAAAAAATATAATGGATGATTTAAACAGACCATCTTGGGAAGAGTATTTTTTAAACATTGCGTTGGCAACTGCTGAGCGATCTACTTGTCCAAGTAGAAAAGTTGGAAGTGTTATTGTCAATCCTGCAACTCAACAAGTAATCTCTATGGGCTATAATGGTGCTGCTAGAGGTGCTCCTCATTGCACAGATCAATGCTTGTCTAGAGAAAAAGGGAGCGACTGGGATAAGTGCAATGCTATCCATGCAGAATTAAATGCAATAATAGCTGCTGCTATGAATGGAGTTAGTACTAATGGTGCTACTATGTATCTCACTACCACTCCGTGCTTGTTCTGTGCAAGGACATTGATTAATGCTGGTATAAAGAAAGTAATTTCTCTTACTTTATATTCTCATACACAAGGACTCGAGCTTCTACAAGAAAGCGGAGTAGAAGTGATTATTGCAAATATTTATATGAAAGGAAAAAATGAAGACAGTTTTGTTTGAAAGAGTGCAGATTTGTGAAGTTGTTTATTCTGACAAAGATGTAGAGAATTTTCTAGCAGAGAACCCTGATTCTGTTGAACATGATTATTATAATTATGTAATGGAATTGATTAAAGATCAGGATGAGTCTTGGACTTCTGCTGAAGTTTTTATTATTGGACATATTGAAGGTATTAAGGAATAATTTTGCCTGAGTTTACACATCTACATAATCATAGCGAATACTCACTTCTTGATGGTCTGACTACTCCGGAAGAGATGGCTCAGATCGCAAGTACTAATGGTCAGATTGCTTCTGCAATTACTGATCATGGAACTATGGGTGGGTTTATTAGATTCCAGAAGGCTTGTAAGGATCAAAATGTTAAGCCAATCTTTGGTGTTGAAGCATATTTTGTTGATGATGTAGCGACGGATGATGAGGATAACAAGGCTGAAAGATTCCATCTTATTCTTCTTGCTAAGAATGATAAGGGGCTTGAAAATCTTTTCAGACTTAATAATGTCGCTTGGACTGAGCAGTTCTACTACAAACCTAGAATTGACTTCTCTAATTTGGAGCAATTTGGTGAGGGATTAATTTGTCTTTCGGGATGTATGGGTAGTGCATTGTCTAAAGCAATTCTTGCCGGTGATGAAAAGCGATCAGAGCTATTGCTGAATAGGTTTCAAAGAATCTTCAAGGATGATTATTATCTTGAAGTACAGCCCCATAATCCACCGGAGCTTAATGCAAAACTTATTGACTATGGGGACTCTTATGATATTCCTATTGTCGGTACTCTTGATTGTCATTTCCCAACAGCAAATGATTGGGGCGTTGAGGAAGTGCTTTTGGCTGTTGGTCAGAGTTCATCTATGAATGCTGCTCAGAAGCGTCATGCTAAGGATAATTATGATAAAGCTTGTAATGTTCATAATCTAATTGATAAGATGGATTTGCTTTATCCTGATCGCAGGCTTTCCTTCAAAGATCTTCCTCTTTATATGATGGACGCTAATGAAGCATTACGTCACTTTGAAGATGCTGGTATTACAAGAACGGATATTCTTGAAAATACTATGGAGATCGCTGATAAGTGTAATACAGAGATTAAGATGAATAATATGTTCTTACCTTCTTATACTAAGAATATCAAGATCAATATGACTTCTAATGAATATCTTCGTGACATTTCGTTTTTTCTTCTTGAGCAGAAGGGTCTTTCTTCTGATCCTGTTTATATTGATCGTCTTAATGAGGAGTTGGAAGTAATTGCAGGGAAGAACTTTTCGGACTATTTTTTGGTCTTGTGGGATCTTATTAGTTGGGCTGACAGTGACGGCATTGCCCGTGGGCCTGCCCGTGGTAGCGCTGGTGGATCTCTATTGTCTTATGTTCTTGGTATTACGAATATCGATCCGGTCAAGCATGGACTTCTCTTTTTTCGGTTTATCAATCCTGAGAGAAACGATTTCCCGGATATCGATTTGGACTTCGAAGATCGTCGCCGTGATGAGGCGAAAGAATATCTGAGGAATCGGTGGGGTCCAGAGAATGTCGCTGGTATTTCTGCTTATGGCACATTCCAGCCTAAGGGTTCCATCAAGGCTATTGCTAGCGCTTTTGCTGTGCCTTATACTGAGGCTAATGCTATATCTCCTCTCTTTGAGACTTTTGAGGAATATAAAACTAAAGATAAACTTGCTAAATTCAGGAATAAGAACCCAGACATCATTAAGGTCGCTGAGAGGCTTGTGGGACGATATAAGAACGCATCAGCGCACGCTGCTGGCGTCGTCGTATCTAATGTTCCCCTAAATACTATCGTTCCCATTGAAGTTCGTGAAGAGGCAGGAACCAAGCGCAAGATCAATGTGATTGCTTATGACAAGGATGAGACTGGCGAATTTGGACTCATTAAATTTGATGCTCTTGGAGTGCGTGCGATCACAGTCATCAAAGATTGCATTAATGCCATTAAGGAACGAAAAGGAATTGATGTCTCAAAAGACAGCATCGATATTGACAACCCAGATTCAAGAGTCTTTGCAGAATTCACAGCAGGCAATGTTGTTGGAATCTTCCAAGCGGAAGGTGCTGGTTATGCTTCTCTTATTACTGAGATGGGTATTTCTAACTTCAACGATTTAGCTGTTTCTAATGCCTTGGTACGTCCGGGATCGTATGTAACTCAGGGCAAGAAGTATCTTGCTCGTAGAGATGGCACTGAGCGTACTATTTATGATCACAAGATTCTTGAGAATATTCTTGGTGAGACTTATAACACCTTCATCTTTGAAGAGCAGGTTATGAAGATCGCTGTGGAACTTGCTGGCTTCAGTTGGGCTAAGGCTGACCGTCTTCGTAAGATCATCTCCAAGAAGAAGGATGCTGCTGAGTTTGATAAGTATCAGAAAGAATTTGTTGATGGTGCTTCAACTCATATCTCGGAGCATAAGGCGAGAAGTCTTTGGGCTGATATTGAGAAAGCTTCTCTTTATATGTTCAACAAGTCTCATGCGACTGCTTATTCGCTAGTATCGTATCAAACAATGTGGCTTAAGGTTAATTATCCTACTGAGTTCATTTGGGCTACTTTGTCTAATGAGACAGAGGGTGAGAAAGTTACTACATATTTGTTTGAGGCTCAACGACTTGGCATCGAAATCCTCGGTCCCGACGTAAATAGTTCTGAGTATAGTTTTTCTTTGGATGGTGATGCGTTGCGGTTTGGTTTGTCTAATATTGCTGGTTGTGGTGCGAATACTGTTAATGAGATTTTGTTGAAGCGTCCTTTTCAGGATTATGATCATTTTGTTAATTCTGTGCAGAAGTCTAAGGTTAAGGTTAATAATCTTGAGGCTTTGCAGAAGGTGGGCGCTTTGGATAGTGTCGGTTATGATTCTCCGTATGAGTCTCGTCGGTATTTTGGGCCGTTGTTGAATTATCCGGTGACGATGAATGATAAGTCTCCGTTTGATTCGATTATTATGCCGTGTGCTGATGCTCAGGATAATAAGGAGGATATTAATTTGTATATTGTTCGTGGTGTGGTTAAGTCTACGAAGCGGACTTCTCGTTATTTTCGTGCTGAGATTGAGGATGCGACTGGTGTTGTGTCGTCGTTTGCTGATTCTGATGCGGTGATCAATAAGCGTGATTATGTGATTGCTATTGTTGGTGACCAGACGATTCATCATGTTGCGGATTTTAATGATATTGAGACTGGGAAGACTGATTCTAAGTTTTCGAGGTTTTTGCAGAGGCAGATGGCTGGTGATTCTTTGGATGAGTTTGATTTTCTGTATGATAAGGGTGTTAAGCGTAGTATTGTGCCTAATGGGAAGACGCCGCTTTTGGCGTATCTTATTAATACGGTGAATTTTAAGACTCGTAATGATAAGGATATGTGTTCGTCATATTTTTATATTCCTGATCATGGTTGGTTGAAGACAACTATTTTTGGGTCTAGTGTGGTGTCTCATCGTTCGGAGTTGAATAGTGTTTTTGAGTGGAAGATGTTGAAAATTACTTCAGGTAAAAATGGGCAATATTCGTTGGTGAATGTCATTTCTGCTGAGAAGTGGTGTAAGATGAATCTTATTGATGTTGAACAGGAAAGAGGCAAGTATGGCAAAAAGTTTGATGCATCGATTTCTCTCTAAAGTTGAAAAAACTGATTACTGCTGGGAGTGGATGGCAGCAAAAAATCCGTGTGGATATGGAGTAATGAGATATAGTACGCAAGTTAGTCTTAGGCAGGCGACACATGTTGCAGTTGAGCTTTTTAGACCTGATGACATTAGGCCTTCAATAAATTATGGTATTATGCATTCTTGTGATAATCCGGGTTGCGTCAATCCTGATCATCTTAAATGGGGGACTCCAGCAGAGAATCAGTTAGATAAAGTTATAAAAAATCGTCAAAGAAAAGGTGAAAGTCATCCTTTTGCTAAGTTATCCTTAGAGCAAGTAGAGCAAATTCGTTCACTTTGCAGTGAAGGCAAAACACAAAGAGAGGTAGGAGAATTGTTTAATGTAAGTAATCAGCAAGTTTCTCGCATTATTAATAATAAGCGATGGAAGAAAGAGGGTAACCAAAATTCTTGTAATTAAGGGTGGAGAGAAGATTCCGAAGCCGGATATCATTCCGACTCCTTCGTTTGGTTTGAATTATATTTTGGGTGGTGGTTTGTGGACCGGACGTTATCATATTGTTTGGGGTAATCCTCAGGCTGGTAAGTCTACACTTTGTTTTCATGCTGCTGCTGAGGCTCAGAAGCTTGGTTATACTCCGGTGATTGTTGATGCTGAGGGTTCGTCTACTGATGAGTGGATGGAGCATTGTGGTATTGATATCAGCAATCGTATTGTGATTCGTTCTACTATTCTTGAGGATATTTTGAATGTGATCATGCCAATGTTTCGGGAGAAGGATTCGAAGTATTTCTTTATTTTTGATTCGATCAATACGATTGTGATGGAGCAGTTCTATAAGAACGATGATGGTATGGGTGGTATTGGCATCTATGCTCGCTCTCAGGGTGTTCTGATCCAGAAGGTTGCTGATGAACTTATTTCGGGGGTGAATCATTGTGTGGTGTTTATTGCACAGCAGACGATTGCTGCGAAGGGTCAGTATTTTGTTACTCAGGGTAAGTATGGTAATGCTGCGTATCATTGGGCTACTAATATTGTTCGTCTTAATGCTGGTGATGCTTCTGCTGATGTGGACCGTGATAGCGATGAGCGTATTACCTCCCGCAAGGTGACTTGGCGTATTGATAAGTCTAAGCAGAAGTCTATTCAGGGTACGAAGGGTGATTATTGGTTTTCTCCGGAGTCTGCTCATATTGATTTGAAGCGTGAGGCGTTCCATATTGCTGTGCGTCATGGTTTGATCAATAAAAAGGGCGCTTGGTTTGAGTGGAATGGTGAGAGTTATCATGGGGCTGAGAAGCTTGTGAATGCTTTGTCTGATGATGATATGAAGCTTATCTTGGGTCAGTTGAATGAACTTACATTGAGTTTTGATAGCGAAGATATTGTTGATGACTGATTGGAATCGTAGGGAGAAGCGTTCTGCTCGTAAGGATGGGGCGACTGTTGTTGCTAACTCTGGGCGAGGTTTTCGTAAGGGTGATGCTGTTCTTGATGATTGGCTTGTTGATTATAAGCATAATGAGTTGACTTTTACTTTGAAGTCTTCTGCTTGGGCTAAGCATTCTAAGGATGCTTGGAATGAGGGTCAGAAGAAGCCGTTGATTAAAGTTATTTATGGTGATGGCCGTTCTGTTGCGATTATAGATTGGGATGATTTTCTTGAGCTTAAAGGATAATGTTCAAAGATTTATTGCAATCAAGGAAACTACTTGTGTTTATCAGGAGTATGAGGATGGAGATGAGTGTGGCAATATTACTGTTAGAGCTTTAAATATGCCTTTTGAGGTTCCGCCGATGCCTTTGTGTTATGTTCATGCATATGAGTTTCGTGATTGGACCAATGATGATACGGTTAGAGAGTTTGTTGCTATAATGACAGAGGACGATGTTTTGAAAGATTTTTTGGAGAAATTTAATGACGATAGCAAGTAGTAGAGCAATGAGTGAAGGTAATGTTGAGGTTGATCTTGATGAGATCGCCGGGGCTTTGAGTGCGGAAGAGTTCGCTGAGTTCTCTATTTGTATGGAGATTGTCCAGCGTATTCTTGATCGTCCTCAGGCTATGATGGGTTCTGAGGCTCTTGTGGCTGCAGCGAAGCTGGCTGCTTTGAGAACTAAACTTGGTGCAAGAGCGCAGTATTATAAGACTAGTGATAAGTCTATTATTCAACGTCGTCGCAAGGATCTTCTTATGCTTATGTTTACTGCTCTTGAGGAGAATATTAATACTCTCAAGTTACTTGGTAAGATTGAGGGTTCGATGAGTGGTGTTCGATGAAGAATCTTGTTGGTAAGTTGAAGGTTCAGCAACCTGAGAAGAAGGTTGTCAAGAAGACTGAGGGTACTGTTACTCCTGCTGATGTTCTTGATCTTGAGAAGTCTTTGGTTGATGCTATTGATGCGAAACTTGAAGCTTCTAATGGGGTTCATTGGAAGCAAAGCGAGAGTTTTGCTCCTTCTAATACGAATCCTTGTTCCCGGTTTGCTGTTTACCGTATGAGGGGTTATCAGCAGGAGACTACTATTCTTGGCCAGACTAGACGTATCTTTGATCTTGGTAATCGTGTTGAGGATGCTGTGGGAGATATGTTGAAGGATATTGGTGTCCTTATTGATTCTCAACTTCCTTTGGAGATTACTGATCCTGTCCCAATTAAGGGTTATATTGACTTTCTGATTGACTGGGATGGCCCCAAGGTTGTTGAGTGTAAGTCAATTAATGAGGCAGGTTTTGCTTTTAGGAGTGCTTATCATAAGCCCAAGGATGAGCATTTTCGTCAGTTGCAGTTCTATATGTATGGTATGAATCATGATTCTGGTTTTCTTTTTTATTATTCCAAGAATAACTCTGCCATTCTTCCTTTGTTAGTTAAGAGAGATAATGAATTTATTGAGTCCACGTTTAATAAATATAAGAAGATCTATGAAGTATTCAAAAATGGAGATCTTCCTGCTAGACCATATAAGCAGACTTCCCAGAATTGTCAACGCTGCGATGCTTCTGCTCATTGCTGGTCTGATAAAGAAGAAGGTGTAGCAGTTAATCTTAAGAAATAGATATTATATGATATACTATATAATATGATTCTTGAGCCTAAAATATGTGCTAATCCTGATTGTACTGAACTCTTTGAGCCTCAAGTTCATAATGCTATTTATTGTAGTGTTGAATGTCGTAAAGTTATTACTAATAAAAATGTTTTAGATCGTTATTATGAAAATAAAGAACGAAAAGCAAATAAAAAAAGAATTTGTAAAAACAAAGATTGTTTTACAATTTTATCTACTTATAACATAGAAACTATATGTGAAGCCTGCAAGACTGAACGTCTAATAAAAAGATTATCTTCTTGGGGTTGGGATGAAGAGAAGTTAAGAGAGGACTGGAGCTTTTAATGAGCCTAGTCAGAACTTTAAAAATTAAACATCTTAAGTCAACTACTGTAGTTGGTATTGATGCTTCGTCTACAGTTATTGCTTTTGCTATTATTGAACAACGTCCAGATAAAGTTAATCTTATTAAGACAAGTAAAATTAATCTTGGCAATTTTTCAATGAATCAAAAACTAAAGATTATCTCTTCATCTGTTTCTAAAATTTTTGGTATCTATGCTATAGATCATGTTTTTGTTGAGCAACCTATTTATATACAAAATCCTGCTACTAGTAGAATTCTTTCTCAAGTTTCAGGTCATCTGCTGGGAGAATGCCTTAAAGAATGTGATAGTGTCTCAGAGGTAACTATTGCTAATTGGAAAAGTTATATAGGATATAAGAATGTTAGTAAAGCTGAGAAAGATTCTTGGACAAAGCAATTTGGCGAAAAAGAATCAAAAAAGATGGCGGCGTTTGAAAGAAAACAAAGAACTATTAATATCATCCATAGAAAAATTCCAGATATAAATTATCTTAATGATAATGATATTTGTGATGCAATTGGTATTGCTCTTTATGGACTTGATAAAGTAAATAAAGGAGAACTAGATGCCTCTTGAACCGTATAAACAAAAAGATTGGTTATATTATCATTATGTTCAAAAAAGAATGAACCTTAAAGATATGGTTGTTCTTCTTGAACAAAAGTATAATATTAAAATTAGTCATCAGGCTATTTATAACTGGCTAGTTAAATATGATCTTTTGAAATATAGAGGTAAGGGTAGGAAAATTGGCGCAAATCTTCAGGGCAAGAAAAAATCCAGCGCAATGGGGAAACGTCCTGATAGGATTCGTGAGGAGCGAATGAGAGCCTTAGCGAGAGCTAAGAAGAAAAAAAGATAGACTTATATTCTGATGGATGAAGAATATTTATTTTTTGAAGAAGATGACAGAGTACGAGATTTAGTTGTTCCTCCGTATTCTGAAGTACAAAAAATTCTTTTTGGTATATCATATTTTTTTGCAAATATTTGGAATAACACTATGTTAGATATTGCTAATCATGGTTATACTATAGTTGATAAAGAATTGACACCCATGATGATGTTCGATGCCATTGATGCTGGTATAATAATGCCTATCTATGTGCAAAGTCCGGAAAATGCTGATAGAATGATTTTCAAGTTCTGGAATCCATTGGAACAAATTTATTGTGATATTGATGAAATGGACTTGGAAGACTTTTATTGGTTTACTGTAATATTAAATAATGGAATTTGGAGTTATAACTAATGTCTAATACGACTAAAGATGCGTTCAGAATTGTAGAGAAAGAGTTAAGTAAGTTTTGCTCTTATGATAATGTTAAATCTGTCTTGTCTAAATATATGATTGGGAAATATGATCCCGAACTTGTTGAGAAGCTTCTTGTAATTCTTGGTACAGAATTTCGTCATAATCTTGAAAGACTTACGTCGAATCTTCCTGATGATAATGTTGAGGCTGCTGCTGTTGTAAGCAGAAAAGCAGCGAATAAGCGTGGACGCCCTAGGAAGAATGACTTACAGATTGAAGCTGCTGATGATTTTGATTTTGATGATGTCAAAGAAGACTAATCATATATGGTATAATTGTTACTATGGCCAATAAATTAGAGAAATCAGATAATATATTTGACAAAGCAAAAAAGGTTGAGCAAGTTGGTTTGCTTAATCTTAAAGGCTATTCTAATTCGGATATTGCTGAACTTGAAAATATTTCTGTTCAGACTGTTAGGGAGTACGTTTCTCAGTATAAAATTTATCTTGAGAGTACTGCCGAGAATGACCCTTATTTCTTAGAAAAAGTTCAGTATAATACTGTCAAGGCTTTGGCTGAATTTGATGAGATTTCTAAGGAAGCTTGGGAGACTGTTGAAATTGCCACTAGAGAGGGAATGGTTTCTGGTAGAAATCAAGCCCTCAAACTTTGTTTAGATATTGCTACTAAAAAAGCACAACTTCATCAACTCATGGGTGGTACTAAAACAGATGGCGAATATATTGCAAGAATGCAAAAAGCCGAAACTGTTAATCAAATTATCTCTAAGGTTATTAGAGATGTTATTGCTAATTGCGATGACTGCAAAGCGAAGGCTTCGCCTATGCTTCGTGAGGCTTTCTCTATGATGGATTCAGAGTCTGCTGACGATACCGAAGATATTGTTGAGGTATATGAAGATGCAGAAATTATTGATTAGAAAGTTTCCCGAAAAATCCACAGCGGCATGGTGTTTTATTGGATTTTTTATTTTAATTTATGATGTTATTGCATTGCTTTTAAATGATTCTTCCAAAGAGAAGAAAGATTTTTATGAAACACTTTCTGATGGTTGTTGGCGTGGTATTGAACATTCAATTTTTCGATGGCCAATTTGGTTATTTATCTTTACAATTGCTAAACATTTAGCTGCTCCAGATTTTTTTCGTAAATATGATCCAATAAAAATTGTTGGAATATTTGTAAGATATTTAAAGAAAAGTGTTAATAATGGGTGATGATTTTTTTGGAACAAATTTAGATCTTAATGATTTTGAAAAACTTCTTAAGAATGAAGATCTTCTTGAGGAGCCTGTATCATTAGAGAAGTTTGTTACTGATAAACATTATCTCGGTCTTCCTCCTTTAAGTGAGATTCAACTTGAGATTGGCAAAAGAATTACTCAAATTTTTAAACCAGAAACTCTTGTTCAACTTATGGGTGAAGAGCAAGGGTTGGAATATTATCACAACTACACTGTCAATGAAGTTATTTGTCAGTTAGGAAAAGGTTCAGGTAAAGATCACGTTTCACGCGTGTCTCTTGCTTATATTGCCTATCTGCTTCATTGTCTTAGAGATCCTCTTGATTACTTTGGCAAAGCTGCTGGTGTTTATATTGATCTTGTCAACCTTGCTGTTAACGCAAAACAGGCGCAACAGGTTTTCTTTGATCCTTTAAAGAATCTTCTCTTAGCTTCTCCGTGGGCTAATGAGGTTGGTTTTGAACCTAGAGTTCAGGAGATCTTTTGGTTTAGTCGTCCTGTTCGAATGTTCTCCGGTCACTCTGAGGCTGAAGGCTGGGAGGGCTATGAAGTTCTTATTGTTGTTCTTGATGAGATCTCAGCATTCAAAACTGATAATGAACTTAAGGGCCAACTTCGCAATAAGGGTTCTGCTTCAGAAATTTATGACATGGCTCGAGCTTCTATTACTTCTCGCTTTCCAAGTGTTGGAAAAGTTGTTCTTCTTTCTTTCCCTAGATTCAAAGGAGACTTTATTCAGCAAAGATATAAGTCAGTTATTGACGATTTAATTGAGCATGGTGGAGTTATGCTTGATGAGAAAGTGGGGAACCGTGGAGGCTATAGAGAGGCCACTTCGTGGTGCTTAAAAGCTGCAACGTGGGAAGTAAATCCCACTCGTCACCGTGAAGAGTTTGAGAATGAGTTTCGGCGTGATCCTATTATGGCTCGCGCTCGTTTTGCTTGTGAGCCTCCTGAAATGGTTGATGCTTATTTTCGTGATCCCGAGTCTGTTCGTAATGCATTTAGATTTAAAGAAGATCCTCTTGATAATGAAGGACATTACAAAGAGTGGTTTCTAGGCAAAGATCCTCATCCTAGGTACATTCATATCGATCTTGGTCTTAAACGAGATCGTGCTGCTCTTTGTATGGTTCACTCTCCGGGTCTTAAGAAGATTAAGACTATGGGTGGTGTTGAAAATCTTCCTATTATTGAGATGGATTATTTGCAAAGTTGGAAGGCCGAAGATAACTCTGAGATTCCTTTTTCAGAGATTCGTTCTACTATTACAGATCTTACAAAAAGGTTTACTGTTGTATCTGTGACGTTTGATCAATGGAACTCTGCTGATATGATTCAATCATTGAGAGCTATTGGAGTTAATGCTGATCTGCATACTGTTGCTAAAAAAGATTATGATACTCTTTCTACCACAATTTACGATGGACGTTTCCGTGGTTATTGGAATAATATTGTTGTTGAGGATGAGCTTTTGAAATTAAAACTTATCAATAATACTAAGGTTGATCATCCTTCATCGGGGTCTAAAGATTTAGCTGACTCTGTTGCTGGCGCTACTTTTATGTGTATGACTAATCTTAGTACAGAATTTGAGTTTGATATAGAGATATTAGATGAGACTAATTATACATTACTAGAGTCTGAAAATGATACTCATATTGTCGATATGATTTCCAGAAATTTTAAAGAAAATGGGAAGCCAAAGCAATTGCCAGAAGATATTTCTGATTGGCTTGAGATAATATAAAAAGGAAAAAATGAAAGATAAAGACTTGCTGCTTGCAAAGTGTAGAATTAATGCTGTACCAACTTCAATGTTTTTTGAAGATTTTGAAACTCTTTCTCTTAAAGATAAGAAAGAAGTTTTATCTTTGTGTAAAGATTGTGTAGTAAAAGATAAGTGTCTTGAAGACGCTTTATCTCACAAGAATACTTATGGAGTTTGGGGTGGACAGTTCTTCAAGAAGGGTCGCCCTATGCGTGTCAGTATGACTGCGAAAAAGAAGGCGTCAAAGGCTCTCGCATAGTATTGCAACTTTTTGTTGCCACCAAAAAAAATTTTGGTGTTGAGGTAGGTTTCCGATCAGGTGGCGATATACTGTTCCCTAGTGGTCAGGCACCCTGATCGCTACTTATCCATAACAATAAGGAGTAGTAATGCTTAACATTGAAAAGACAGATGAACTTCCGCAGGTTCGTCGTGGCGGTGGCCGTCCTTCAGCAGAACGCAAGCAGATTCAAGATGCTTTAAATACTCTTGAGACTCAGGTTATTCGTGATGTTGAGGCGGGTAACAAGTACAATGCTCTTCAGCAACGTATCCGCCAGACTGCTGCTAGTTTGAACCTTAAGGTCAAGATTGTTTATCGTAAGCATGAAGATAGCGAAACTGTCGGAGATCTTTATTTCGTCGGTTTTAATGATGATGATGTTGAGAAGAGCAAGTCGAACACAATTCGTCGTAGTATGAAGGCTAAGGCTGAAGTTTGACATCTGTGAAAGAAAGTGTCAATAATCTCCCCGATAATTTCGGGGAGATTATTGATGTTATTGACAAATTTTTGTCTACAACTTCTGGTAGAAATCTAATAGATAGTAATGAAATTCAAGATTTTTGTTTGGACTTGAGAATCTTAATGACTCCTAAAGTTGATAATTAAGTCTATTTTTGATAAAATAGATGTACTGAGGTATTGATATGTTTCAGAATAAATATAAATATCTTAGTATTATTAAGTCTACAAAATTATTTGTAGAGTCAATGTTCCTTCACATAAATAGGATATATAAAGAATATATTCAAGTCGTTGATGATGACGGCATTTTTATGTATGCACAGATGGGCGACTGGCAAGAGTCAGGTATGTTAGATTATATTTTTATTTCTCATATAGCCATTTCCTGTGTAGAGCAAGGACTGTAGAATAGAGGCTATGTGTCTGTTTATAGAAAAACATTTATTGGTGTTGTAATTGGTATTTCAGTTGTAAGCGCAGTTCTTGCTATTTCAGCAGAAGCTGCGGGTATTGATAAAAAAGAAAGTGCTGTATCAGTTAGCACAGAAAATTCGGTGGTAGTTAGTGAAGTTATTCCGACTACTACTATTGTTGAAGAAGTTCCTACGACTACATCTACAACAGTTTATGTTGCTCCTGTTGTGGTTAACAGTCCTCGTCCTGAGAAGCAGATTATGGTTGAGCCTAATTATCCTGCTCCGAATTCTGTTTGGGATGCGATTGCACAGTGTGAGTCTGGTGGTGATTGGTCCATCAATACTGGTAACGGTTATTATGGTGGTGTCCAGTTTGCGCCGGGAACTTGGCTAAATATGGGAGGTGGAGATTATGCTCCATTTGCTAGTGAAGCTACAAGAGAACAGCAAATACAGATCGCAGAGAGGGTCTTGGCAGTATCAGGTTGGGGGGCTTGGCCCGGATGTTCTCACAAACTTGGTTTATACTAAAAATATTTAATGAGCTTTTCTAGGTTATGTCCGAAAGAGTTTGCAAAATATTTTTGCAGTTAGTAAAACTAAATACTTTTTTTAAAAAAATGGAGGCCCTATTTGGGTCTCCATTTTTTTTCATTAAATTTTAGTTAAATGTTAAGCCAAATGTCGTGGGCGCCAGAGTTTAGCTTTATATCTTCATTCAAGATCTCGAGCTAACAAATAATGACGATTTTTGTGATCGATCCAATACACAAGCAATTCGGGAACTTTGGTTTAACTAGGTGTAACATTTGACTGAACCGGTTGAATACGATATGATGACATTTGTCAGAAGTTCACTCATTCATTATGAAAGAAGAAGTTAATGAAATATATTCGCATTGCGAATAAAGCTGGCTTTGTTAATAGACTTTATCTTGAAAAGTTGGGACTTTCTACAAAAAGAGACGATGAGAATACTATTGGCCAATTTGGTTCAGGTTCAAAGTTCGCTCCAATTGCCGCTTTGCGTAATGGTTGGCAGTGGATTAATGTTGGTGAAGATGAACTTGGCCAATATAAAATGGAGTATGTTGTCAAGGAAGAATGTGATATTAATTCTATTTTTTATTATTACAACAATGAGTATCTGAAGCCCTCTTCTTTTGTTATTGAAGCTGGTGTTCTTTCTTGGGATAGTGAGTTTCAAATTTTTCGTGAAGCATTCTCTAATGCTCTTGATGAGTTTACTGCTAACGGAAATGAATATACCATTACGTTTGTTGATGATATTGTCTTTGAGCCTGGTGTATTTGCAGTTTATTTAACTGCGTGTGATGAACTGATTGAGATTATCAACAACTTTGATAAGTATTTTTCGATCAAACGTAATAAGATCGCATCGATTAGTGACAAAGAAAAAATCTTTAATCCTTTTGATAAAGAAGTTAATTTTTATTACAAGGGTGTTCTTGTTCATAATGACAAGAATAGTTCTTCACCTATCTTCAATTATGAGATTCCTAGTATTACTTTGAATGAAGAACGTCGTGTGCGTAACACTTATGAACTTGGTTCTAAAGTGACGCAAATGTTTTACTATCTTAATAGTAATAATGATGGACATGATAGTATTGCTAAAACTCTTATTGCAAATGCTGGAAATGATTGTTGGGAATGGACTATTCCTGTCCATCATGTTGAGACTTGGTTTTCTCTCAACTATCATAATTCCAATAATTCTTTCAAAAATGCTTGGGAGAGTATGTATGGTGATACTATTGCTGTAACACCTGAACTTATGCGCTTTAAGTCGCAGTTTGCTTTGCGTAATGTCAAGACTATTGAGATTAAAAGTGCATATTTGTATGCTATGCTTCAGCGCTCCGGTGTTCCTTGCGCTGATTCTATTCTTGGTGATGAGATTAATTATGAGTTTGTTAGTCTTGCTGAACGTCAACAAAATAGATTTGATACAGCAGTTCGGGTCGTTAAGTCTTATATCAAAGATTTTGATAGTTATGTGAAAGATTTCAAGTTCTTTCTTCCTCAAGGTGAACAAGATCGTATTCTTGGTGTTGCTAATATGGATAAGAATACTGTCTATCTTTCAGTGTATGCTTTTGATAGTATGAATACTTTAGTTGGTACTATTGTTCATGAGTATGATCATCTTAGAACTGGTCTTGGTGATGATGATAATGCTTTTCGTAGTGCTGCTGATGATCATATTGGTAATCTTCTTCTTCAACTTCATGAAAGGAGTTCGTCATGACAGTCCTACCATAAGGTAGTCTATCAGGAGGAATATGTCAGCAATATTTGATATTATTAGATTGCTAATCTCTGCTGCCTTAGCAGTTATCGCTGGGATAGCAATTCTTTTACTATCTATCTTTTTCATAGTAATACTAGTTGGTATGCCACTCGCTTTTATTGCGGGTCTATAGTGAGAGTGATTTATGAGTAATGATAATTATTTTGTAGTAGAGGCTAGATTGCCTGTTTATATTGAGGAAGCTCTTTCTCCAGAAGAAGCCGCAAGGAAAGCAGCAAGAATTATTGAGAATGAGTATGGTGTCAATATAAGTAACTGGTTTCTTAGAGTGTTCGAATATGGTGCTGGCGAAGAGTCTGGACCTATTGCTGAATATTTTTCGAATCCGGCAGGATCAAAGTTCCGTAAAATTGATCAGAATGTCAAAGAACACGATGACAAAATTCGTCAAGAAACAATAGAAAGCAATAGGGGATAACGCAATGGGCTATTATATTAGTTTGATTGATAGTAACGCTAAGCTTTGCGCTGAAGATTTAGATGAGGCTTATCGTATTTTGTGTGAGTTGAATAATGACAACACTCAAAAAACTGGTGGAACGATTCCTATTGATAGAAAAGATGGGCCTCATGAAAACATTTGGTTTTCTTGGATGCCTTGGAATTATCCTGATCTTCTCAAAAGTGCTGCAGAAATTTTTGAGTATCTTGGTTTTTCTATGATCTGTCATGAAAATGGTGATCTTTTGCTTACCGGATATGATGATAAGATGGGCGCTGAAGATGTGTTTTTGGATAGTCTTAGTCATCTTTGGAATTCTGTAGATGAAGTAGAAAATCCATATTTCGCTTGGCGTGGTGAAGAGGGTGATATGTGGAGAACCATTTACGTTGGTGGTAAAGTTATAAATCAGACAGCTAAAATTGAATGGGGTTGAAGTAATACAAATGGTTACTGAATACAAAACTACTGTTAGTTTTCTTCATTCTCCTTTTCCTTATGAGAATGAGCAGAAGAAGAAGTATAAGCCTTCTATTTTCAATGGTTGGTTTACTATTGATGAGTTGCGTAAGATGAATCCTGCTTTTAAGAACAAAGATGTTAATTGGGTTCCGAATGTCGATTTGCCTTATCCTGATGAAGTTACATTGTTTCATCCTTACAATGGTTATTATGTTCTTATTTCCGAATCAAGAATTAGGAGTTAGAAATGTCTGTTACTGATACATCCCTTGAAGTTGTTGGAAGTATTAAGGTTAATTATCCATTGACTCGTCAGTTTGTTGACGATCTTCTTGTCACTGCTTTTGAAGGTGGCATTAATTATTGGTGTAGCAAAGCTTATCCTGTTGATAATATTTTCCCTGAAGGCGCAGTTTATACTTCTGATTGTTTGTCTCGGGGTAGAGATATTGTTATTGTTGAAGAATCAGATGAAGATGGAGATCAAGGTAAGAATCATATTCTTACTCTTGATAATCTTATCTTTGGCATCAAGTGTTTTATGAATATGCCTAATGCCAATAATATCTTCGATGATTATGATGCTTTTGATGCTGATGTTATTATTCAATTTGCAATTTTCAATGATGTTGTATACGGATAAGGGAGATATTTTAATGGGTGATAATATTTACACTGTTAGTATTAGTAACACTTTCAATGCTGATTCTGCTAATGATGCTGTTATGCAAATGATTTGTTGGCTTCAAGAGTCTGCTCATTCTGCTGATTATCTTGTTGAGTGGGAAGCTATCGTTGCTGATATGTTTCGCAATTGTTCTGTGTTTATTGACTCAGGACAAATGATTCGTGAAAAAATTGAGTATTGATATGGGTAAGAAACTTCGTGAAAAAGATTATCGTACTGGTTATGAGCAAGGTTATCGTGATGCTTTGAAGCAAGCAATGTCTATTGTTCATATGGAATGGGATCGACATAACAAGGAGATTAAAGTTGTTAAAGAGTACGGCAGTATCTCTGTTTGAGAATATGATATTACCCGGTGTAATTGCTGCTTATAGTGAATCTGATAAAGTTGCGATTAGAACTGCTTGGAATGATTGGACTGACGGTTTGTGTAAGTCTGGAGAGATTACACAAAAACAATATGAAAGTTGGTTGAACCCCTTTGAGTGATGGAATTCTTTTGAAGAATGACCCTGAGGTTGAGGATCTTATTGTTTCTATTATTCTTGGTATTGAGAAGTATAATGAGTATGCTAAGAATACTAATAAAGATTCATCAGGTACTAAGCTTATTATTAAACACAAGCTCAAAGAGCTTGACGACTTTGTTTGGAGTGTGATTTAATGTCTGGTATTACTATTGGGAAAAATCATGAAGGTGCGTGGGTTCTTGATGCTATGTGCTTTGATGGTTATGAGACTTTTCTTCATACTATGAGATTTTATGACTATACTAAAGCTGAAGCTATCAAGTTGTTTAAGTCTCATTGCTTAGAAGAAGGGTTGAAAATTTTAACTTCGGAGGATGAATATGTCTAAAGGTATGTTTCGTCAGCAAGTTACTTTAACTGTAACTTATGATCTTGAAGAGTACGATCACCCTATGTATTGGGATTGGACTGAACTTTGTGGTAGTTTTTGTCGTGTCGTGGATAGTAGTGAAGTAAATCTTGTTATTGTCGATGATGGTTCTGATTTCTAGAGCAGAACTCAAGTGTGAATGATATAATCTTGATATATCGTTTATACGATCAGACTAAATGGAGAAATGACTATTATGAGTAAGTATCTGCACACTGTTGTAGATTTTTATCTTGAGGGAGATTCTGTCCCCAAAACTGGATATGTTGTTAGTGAACTTGATAATATTGCTAAGATTCGTGTTGAGCATGGGCCTAATCATGGCCTTTTGTTTGACGTTGAGTTTGATAATATTATCGATGATTCTTTTGAAAGTTTTGAGTTAGAAGATCAAAAACTTTACTCTTGGTATGATGGTGAATAGTAGCCATATTAAATTCTCCCAATATTTAGATTCATGTTGTGCGGCCGCAACATTAAGCTTTAGGTTGCGATAAACATTCACTGGCACACAATCTCGAGCTCATTCCGTGACTTTTATAAAACTAGGTACAACTTTTGACAGCAACTGGTTCAATCGACTAAGGTATGTAACACAAAGCGTTACTCCATTACCTACAGAAAGAAGTTGATCTTGTGAGAAATGTTGGGGTTGAGAATGTGATTAAAAGTTCAGATAACATTGAACTTTCGTATAATCATGAGACTCGTGATTTCGATTATCTTATTGGTAAAATTCTCCGTGAACGTAATCTTGTTCGTATTGGAGTAATCATTGCTATTGATTATTTTCATGATGGTTATCATCATGATAATGCAGTAGCAGTTCTTGACAATGGTAAGCGTATCAATTGTAGAAAGCTGGTTAAGCGATGAGTAATCACATTTGTTCCGAGATTCAGTATAGCCATGTTCATTCAGATTTGTGTGGAATTGATCTTCACGATCAAGATTGGCGTAATCTTTTGCACCAGGCTTTGGATGAGTGGTTGGATAAGAGTAATGGTGACGGTTGTTTCTACGTTGGTGATGTTGCTTCTTATGCTAACTCTGAGCATGAGGAGATGAACTAATGGGAAAGATTACAATTCCTACTGATCCCGAGTTTTCTGATGTTGTTTATGAGTGTGATACTTGCGATAAAGCTTACACTTATGAACCAAAAGATTCTTTTCAGACTTACAATGCACAATGGTTTTGTTCGGAAGAATGCGGAAAGAATGGTGGTTGGTAATGCCTGACTCTATGGATTGGGTAAAAAGTAATGTCAGAAGTTGTGATGAATGTGGCCGAGAAACTGATGCTGGCGAGTGGCCGGATTGGATAAACGGTATTTGTGAAGACTGCGATCCAAGCATTCTTTTTGATTACGATGAGGAGATTAGTAATGTCTAGTTTCGAGAAGTTCTTGGAAGATGTTGATCTTTGCCTTATGAGTAAGCTTGGACTTACTTCTAATTCTATTGGTGATGCTCCTTGGCATGATTATTTCGAAGATGAATTAGAAACAGAAGCTGCTTGTGCTTATGCTTTACATGATTATAATGACGTTGACTTTAGCGTTCTTGAAACTATCGGATTGGCGGATTACATCTAATGAATGATGATAGAGTTGCTATTCTTATCAAAGAAGCTTTTCCTTCTATTGATTGGAATAAAGTTAATGAAGCTGATCGTGCTCTAAACTTTGAGCTTCACTTTGGTCCTTTGCCTTCTGACTATTGGAGTGAGTGTGAGCCACTCCATTATTATGAATGGAAGGGTTGGGAGAAAGCTTGTCATGATCTTTCAGAAATGCTTTCTGATCTTCCAGTTAAGATCTTTTATTCCGAAGATGCTGAATGTATTAGCATTAGCCATCCTGAAGATGATCCAGAAAATTGGACTAAGTATGAAGATAGTGATGAGTATTACTGGAGTGGATTTGATTATTGGGAATTGAATCCTTTGAAGTATGTGTTGCACAAAGAGTCCTATATGCAGATTTATTGATTGGAGTTATGATGAGTAAAGCTAAGAGTCATATTGTTCAGGTTCCAATTTATCTTTATGTTGATGTGACTGATAAGGAACTTCATGAAGATAACATTGATTTTCTTGTTGAAGAGAAAGTGATTGCTAAGTATAAGAATTCTGATGGTGAGCTTCATCTTTCTACAAATCTTCTCATGTTTGATGACTGGGATATTTACGAAACAGAATACGAGGATTAATTATGTCTGAGGTATTGATTGGTAGTATCGGTGTTGATTCGGGTCAGATGATGTTGTGTGATCCATGTTATATTGAATCATCTTGGAAGAAGGAAGATATTGACTTCAAAAATATTGATCAGTATGCCGGTAAGTTTAATTATGGTGGTGCCTGTCAAGCTACTCTTTCTGATAAGAGTGCAGGTATTCTTGAAGATGGTATTGGTGCTGTTTGTGCTACTGGTTTTGGTGATGGTAGTTACAATGTGTATGTTACTTACTCTGATGAAGGATCTTGGGGTAAACGTATTTCGGAAATGAGAATTGTTTTCATCGGTGATGAAGTCGAGGAAGATAATGAAGATGATATTTGTTTTTATTGTTGTGGTGAATATTGTGATGGTGAATGTCAAAATGAGGATGAAGAAGAATGAGTGTTATTGATTTGAATATTCCCCTTCAACATGAATATGATGTTGTTGAGGGAAGTTATTGTATTGAATGCTTTAGTCCTCCAGGTTGGAGGTATGCAAATTTCTTTAATGGTCATGGTCCTTTCTGTAATAAGAAATGCTTTGCAAAGTATATTGGTATTGACTATGGAAAGCTTCCTAAGTTGAATAGAATAGGAAAGATTAAGTGATTACAACAAGAGTTGTTTGCGATAGGGTTTGTAAATTCTCTAATTCCTATAATATTGATTGTGTTGAGTATAATTATACTCTTCATATTCTAGTAGTTACTTTTAATACTGGGTCTACTTATCAGTATTACGATGTTCCAGTTGATGTATTTGGTAGTATTGTTACTGCACCGTCTATTGGTAAAGCTTTTAATCAGTATGTATCTCGTCGTGAGTTTCGTTATATCAAATTGGAGGATAAGTAATGACTGTCACAATTGATGTAAATGTTCCAATCACTCTTGATGATTGGATGTGTAATCTTACTCTTGCTGATTTTGAGAGTATGGAAGTTATTGATTCAGGTTGGACTTGTGATCTTTATGTTCATGATTTTAATCATGGCAATGGTCATAAGATTTGGCTCTCTAGAGTCGGTATTGATGGTGGTATGCCTTATGATAACGCTGTCATTATTGAGAAGTATATTGCAAATCGTTGGGTTGACGTTCTAATTTACGAAGCACTCTGAAAGGTATAACTATTATGTCGCTTAATTGGGATCTTACGAAGATTAAGAATTACGAAGAATTTTGCTGGTTGAAGAATGATGATGATGATACGGTAAAACTTAATACTGCAACTGAAGCTTTGATTTGGCTTTCGATGGGTATTGGTATGAATCGTATCACTGAGGCTAATGCTGCTGAATTTTATTCAAGAGTTTCTTTGTATGAAAAGTTGAATGGTTCTATGCGTAGTGTTTGGTATGATGATGATAGAGGTCATCAGCGTATCTTTACTTCAGAAGAAGATGTATATAATCACATTGGCTTGGGTACTAATGCAACTCCTTATACTGACGCTAAGTTTCGTAAGTTGATGTTTGACTGTGCAAATAGAGATGCTTCTCGAGCTTTCCGTGAGTATGTCAAGGAATTGAATAAGGAAGAGGTTGCATGAGTTATATTGAGATTAGTGAAGATAATAGTAGTATCCCGGTATCAGTAACGATTGACACTGATATTGCTGGTATCGTTATTCTTGCAAGACTTTGTTTGTTTGCAAATGATATTGATATGGGTGAGGGTTATGATATGAATGATATCTATTCTCAACTTGTATCTAATCTTGAGCAGTATGGAAATATTATCGCTTCTGAACCTATTGAATTTGAGGAGTAGTTAAAATGTCCGAGTACGTTGATCTTGCGAAGCAATCTTTAAAGCATCCTAGTGATTTTGGTTGGTATGGTTTCGAAGAGATGTTTGTTACTTGGGGTTTTGCTGGCATCAATAAAGATGCACGGGATGTTATTGCTGACGTTTCTAATTGGTATTGTACTATTGCCGAAATGAAGCGTTTGTTCCCTGATACTTATGATGAGTGTTTTTCTGAGGTTGGTCTAAGGCATTGGCTTGTTGGTCATGCTGATCAACTTTGTGTTAAGGTTTTGAGATCAGAAGTTCCTCATCATTTGATTACTGATGAAGATATTACTGATGAGTTCAAAGCTGTTGTGGATATTGCAACTTATCTTTCTAATGAGTATCCCATTCTTGATGAAGAAGATTATTCTGATCGTCAATGGAAAGCAGGTGCTGATAATATTGAGTGGTGTATTGACAATAATGTTTTCGATTGGTGTCAGTATGTTGACAATTATGTCGGTATTGGTGGTGAAGTTCAGTCTTGGCTTGCTAGCAATGATTATGATTGTGATAATTATGATGATCAGGGTGTTCCTATTTATAACGAGGAAGAGATTCTAGAAGCTGTTTATTATCTAGGTCTTGATATTCGTTTGAATGATGATGATGCTGACATTCATAGTTTGGATGATGCTACATCTTTTTGGCTTTCTTATGAGAGAAGTAATCCTTCGATTGCTGCTAATCGTAAGAATCGACGTTGGGAAGAAGCTGGACAATTGAAGTTGGAGGTTTGATATGTCAACTATTGTGCTAGATCCTATTTTGGATATCATTGAAGATGTGACTGAGGAACTTGAATTTGAAGAGCCTACTGTTTCTCATCTTATTACCAAAGAAGATGCCATGAATGGTTATATTAATGGTGTAGCTATTACTGCACTTTGTGGCCATGTATTTGTTCCTACTAGAGATCCTAATAAGTTTCCTCTTTGTCAAAAATGTATTGAGGTTGCCAAGAATGGCTTTAACAATGGAGATGGCGAGTGAATTCAAAAGATTATTTTGAAGATATCAAGTCTTTTATTGAGGCTGGTAGGAGTAATGATTTCCGAAAACTTTCTCATGAGACTTGGTATGTGAAAACCACTGATGCTTTTGACAATACTGTTTATGGTATTCAGTATCATAATACTGTTATTGCTGGTATCAAGGAAGATGGAAGTTATTTTATTAATAATGGGGGTTGGTTTAGTGCAACGACTAAAAAGAGGATTAACGAGTTTCTTCGAAAGATTGGGTGGGATTCTGTTATTTCTCAGCGCAGTTACCAGTGGTATTTTGGTAGCGTTCATTTTAGTGGAGTTGCTTTATTTGATTGGACGAATGTTCAATTAGATAGCTCGACTATTGATTGTTTTGCTTATCCGGTTAATACGATTGGAGTTTGATTATGGAATCGCATCCTGACTCTATTGAAGAGTGTGCTATCGGTTGTAGTAGTTGTATCTATACGACTGATGAAGATGGTAATGAGATCATTAATTATTGCAGGATTTGTTGTGAAACAATGTTGGATTGGGTTTGGTGAAAGGGGTTATGATGGAATTTGCTGTTACTATCACTCAGACTATTTATCACACTGTTGTTATTGATGCTGATAATGCTGATGAAATTCGTCAGTTTGGTGTGAGTGATGTTTATGATCTTATTGCTGATGGTGATGTTTCTGCTTTTGAAGATCCTTATATTTGTCATATTTACAATAATGAAACTCATGAAGAATGGATGGTTAACTGATATGGAAGAGCGTTACTATAAGATTGTGGTTGTCAGTGAAACTGTGACTACTTATGGTGGTTATTTTCGCAATATTGCACAAGCTTTTGTTGATTTTCAAGATGATGATCTTGATGTTGAGACTATTCATATTGGTTTTGGTGATAGCCGTATTGTTTCTATTGAGGAGTCAACCAATGACTGAAGTAATTGTGCCTGCTTGGAATAATGAAACTGCCCGTACTTTAACTAATTTTTATGCTGAAGGTGGACAGTCTGCTGTTTTTGATTATGTTCACAGGAATCATCGTGATTGGGATTGGATGTATTGTGAACCTTGTGAGTGCGAATCTCCTGTTTTTAAAGTTGAGGGAGAGAAGATTTGTGCAGTTTGCTTCACTGTATTTGAGAAGTTTTATTTTCAGATAGGAGAGGATCTAATTGAAGTCTGACGTTCTAACTTGTAGTGTTGCTAGTTATATGACTGATCAGCATGGTGTTGATAAGTATTGGCAGTGTAATCAGGTTGCTATTGATGAATGTTGTGATGCTTATTATTGTGATGATTGCATCAAGCTTCATAGAGAGTATGATACTCATGATTGTTTGTGATATGTTTAGTACTGCACAATATGCTTCAGATCCTTTTTGGCGTTGTGATATGCCTGCTGTTTATGAATGTTGTGATCGTCACTATTGTGATATTTGTTTTGATATGCACAAGAAGTTTGTGCGTCATGATTGTTATTGCTGTGAGAATACTGGAGTTGTTGTAAATAAGGTTGGTCTTATTAATATCGGTCAGGCTTGCGTTCTATGTGAAGGAGATGTGTGATGGGTGCAGAAAGTTTTTATTGTGAGTTTCAAGGTGAGACTTTGCAAGAAGCTTTTGATAATGCTGTCAAAGATGCTTATTACTGGCATGGTCATGCTGGCTATACAGGTACGATTTGCGAAAAAGATCAAGTTGTGGCTTTTCGTAATATTCCAAATCCAACTTCTGATGAGGCACATAAGTTTTATGCTGCATTGGATATGAGTTGGCAGGAAACTTCTGAACTTCTTGTTGAGAAATTTGGTGAGGAAGTAGCTACCGAAATGTGTAACGCATACAATGATAAGTGGGGTCCAGCAGTTGCTTTTTATCTTGGTGATAACAATTGGTTTTTTTGTGGCATGGCGTCATCGTAAGTTTAATATCTAATCAACTAACAGAAAGAAAAACAAAATGACTGAAATCAGAGCAGATCTTATTTTTACTGGTACTGAGATTGCTGAGATTGTTGGTGAGCATCTAAATGAGAAGATGTATGATTATGCTTTTCGTACAGATATTGCTCAGGTTATTGCTTCTAGTGATGTTCTTTGTTCTGATGTTCTTGAGAACATGGATTATTCTTCCATTGTTGAGGGTGTGACTGAAGACATTCGTTACAACCATATGGATGAAGTTGCTGAAGCAATGGTAGAAGACTTCACGAATAGTATTCTTGAGAATACAATGTTCATGGAGTCGATGCATGAAAAGATTGAACAGTATCTTGATGAGACTATTATGAATAGGGTCAAGGAATTGTCTGATCGTTTGGCTATTGTTGAACTGAAGCTCGAGCGTTCTTCTTCTAAGAAGACTTTTTGGAAAGGTTGGTTCTGATGGATACTAATGAAAAGTGCTGGGTTATTTACAGTATGAAGTTGGATAGCAATAATACTTATTATCTCAATAAGAAACTTGAGTTGAGTATTGAAGATACTTTGGTTAAAGCTGTTAAGGATGATATTTATCCGGGTGCGCCAACAGTAATTACTCTTTCTTATTCTGATGGTAGTGAAACTGTTCTTCGTCTTGTTGATGAAAGTCAAATTGTTACTAATTAATTATCACGCTTTTACATATAATTATCCTAAGAGAAAAGATAGGAATTTGTTATGATTACAGCACAACAGGTAGTTGAGATTATGATGGATTTGCCTGATGATAAGGTTAATCCTATGGAGTATTCGACTTGTGTATATACTAACCCTTATGATGAGAATCATCATTGTATTGCGGGGGAGGTTATTAGTAGATTAGGTTATCGTCTTCCAGATGTTGATGATCGTCTAAATGAAGATTCTATTATCGCTTTGCTTGATAATCCTAGGTATACTCTTTCAAAAGATGATTTTGAACCTCTTGCTATTGAGATTCTTTGGGCTGCACAAGTTACTGCTGATAATAGTGATGGTGATACTGGTGAGCAGAGAACTTGGGATGAAGCTAAGGATTCGGCTTTCAAGACTTATATTGACGGGATGAAGCAAGATGACTAAGACTTATATTGTTCAGATTATTAGAAGTGATTCTTGCACTCTTTATATTGATTTTCCTGAAGGTGAGGAGCATTCTCGGGAAAAAGCTATTGAAGAGGCTACAGACTTAAGTAATGCGGGTTTAATTAAGGATGATGAATGGGAACCAATTAAAGGTTATGAATACTATATTCTTGACTCATACGATGATTAGTACCATTTATAGCAAAAATTGCGGGGAATGGGCGTTAAACATCTTTCTCTCAGATATATCAAATAACATAAGTCATGATATAAGAGATATAACGTGACATACCCCGTGGTTCTATCTAAATGATACCCCGTGGTTTACATTGTTTTACTATAGATTCAAGTTCAACGTTAACATCAATTGTTTTCTATTACCTTAGGAGTATAAGTGAAACCATATGGGTAACCAAATTTCGTCTAATAAGGAAATCATGAAGATTGTTAGAAAAGCTAGGAAGGAAGGGTGGTTGGTAGTTAAAACCAAGAATAATCATATTCAGTTCTATCCCCCCAATAATGAAGAAGATATTATAGTTCTTCCTTCAACACCAGCTTTTTCTTCATCTAGAGCATTTAAGAATAACATTATGAAACTCCGAGCAAAAGGATTAGACGTATGAACAAATACTACTATTATCATCTTATATATCAAGATGGTATAGAGTTAGAAGTAATTGTTGAAGAAACTAGCTGGGAAATCACTATTCATTCCCCCCACTTTACAGATACTGTTTATCATGTTCTTCATCGAAGAGATGAAGTTGCTAATAAGTGGGAGAAAGTGGATTGGGAGTTTATTGTTATTAATGATGAATGTATCTCCAAGAAGATATTGTTGGGATATAAACATTTCAGTGAGTTTCCCCCAGGTTATTATGAGTTGTAATTGTTTCATGTGAAACAGTAAAACTTAATATTTGTAGTATTTTTAAAGGGAAGCCTTCGGGCTTCCCTTTTTTTGTCTCTCGAAAGAGTTTAGAGTTAGCGAAAGCGCTATGTTTTTTCAATTGTAAAGCTAAACAAATAGAACATTTGTTCGAATAAATGAATGAGAACTATACCCTCGAGCTAATAAAACAACACATTTTGCAAGAAAATGGGGCAGATATATAGGAACACAATTTGAAGCCCTTAGAAACGAAATTAGAGGGCAATGAAAGGACGCTAGAGTAGTGGTCCACCCATACCCGCATGAAATGGAATACATTTTAGAAAAGGGTTAACGATATTTGTTTTGAAATACAATTTTGTAATAAACATTAGCATAAAGTAAAGCTATAGGTTGCGGGCGTGCTATCACACAGTAAGCGATAGCGGCACGCCCGCAGTTTAGCTTTACATTAATCTAAACATTTGAGCGAATAGATAAAAAAAGGGAGGCCCGAAGGCCTCCCTTTATCTCATCCCCATGAGAACTATTCAATATGCATCAAACCTTTGAGAACTACTTGTGCTTCCCCCATCAAAGAATCATGCAACTGATAAAGCTTCTCATGATATTCAGAAGAATCATATTCATATTCCTCTGACCATACAGGCCAATCTTCATTCTTTGAATCTTTCTGGAAAAGAATATGGCCATTATGATAAATAGCTACACCTGCAAAACACATACCATCTTCTTGCCAGTAATGAAGAAAGAAGAGGGTAGGATAAATCTTTGAGATTTTCTGGTAACCCAGAATCGGTGGTCCCCACGGTGACTCAAAAGTAAATGTCGAAGAATAATCGTCAATACTTTCGATAGTGAAATCACTTTCAGGCCACTTAGTACCCCAGTTATCATAACACCATCCATATCCACCATCATTGAAGCCTTCCATTGTCTTATGATAATCAGACATTGGAACGTAAATCTGAAGGGGAGTTGGTTCTGGTTTATCCAAGTCTATTGGAGAAAAGAAATCTTTCCTCGAATAGCCTTCTTCATCTCCACCAAGAACTTCTAAATGATTGTAGCACCAGTTAGGCATTATCATGCACCTTTCTCATCAAACAAAACGGGAGGGAAACAGTTATCACAACTTCTCCTCCAAATCGATTAGAGTAGGAGCATCGACATTCCAATGCTCATCGAACTGAACGAACTTATTCCTCAGAATAAACAAACATTCTGTCTGAACTGTTTCCTCCAACTCCCGACGCTTAGAGGCAGGAATAGTGAGGAGGAGTTGACGAAAGTCATTCTCCAACCTTTCTCTTGCTGCAACTGACAACTTTGCGTATTCCTTACTCATTTCATTTCTCCCATGATTAGTGCGTTGTTGTTGTCGATACGGTTTTGATCCATGATCATCTGAATCTTTTCACGATTCCTATTGTAAGAATCGTCCTCAGCTTTCATACAGAAAGCTGAGTAAACAAATGCGATAAGAATCAACACAATAACTGCGATGATTCCCTTCACAGTTTCTGTTGCTACCTTTGTTCTGAACATAAATCGTTCCTTTTCTTGGGGATGGGACTTGCTGACAGATGTACCCTATCATGTTTGACTGGTTGCGACAAATCCAAATCTCTGATGTCTCAAATAGATTTTGTGTCCAAAGAGTTTGTGAAAGCTTTTAGCATTAGATTTTCACTAAAGTTTACCTTTATGTTTATTCCAACATTTGCGGGCGTTCTCATCGGCTTTTGCTTCTTGATGAGAACGCCCGCCGCTCGGGAACGCCAAGAAGCCCCACGGCATCGCCGTGGGGCTTCCTGAGGGGCTTGGGGGCCGTTAGCGCTTGCGCTTGGCCTTGCGAACCTCGATCTGCGGAATGCCGTTGGCATCGTAGGAGATCGACGGCTCATCGGCGCGTGCTGCTCGCCAATGCTTGCGGATCATGGCCGAGACTGCGGGCCGGTCCTCGCTTGCCACCTCACCAATGGTAGATGACAGGCGCACGCCTTGCTTGTCCGTCACCTTTGCGAGAGTGGCGAGAAGGTCGGCGTTCCACTCGGTCTTCCGCCCTCGGGGGGACTTGACAAACTCCGAGGGGGAGATGAACTCATCAGACATAACTACTCCTAAGTGAATCGGCTAGGGCCAGTCCCTAATCCGATGAGGTAAGTATGCCGGAAGGGTCTAGGATCTACAACCAACGGAGCATAAACATCAGGTAAACATCAGGTGAACAGCTTCGCGGTTTGGATTTGGGATCATAGTGTTTATGAAAACGTTTTGCTATACATTTGCATTAAAGTTTAGCTAAATGTTTATTCCAACATTTGCGGGCGTTCCTGTGGGGTTTTTGCTTCATCCACAGGAACGCCCGCCGCTCGGGAACGCCAAGAAGCCCCACGGCATCGCCGTGGGGCTTCCTGAGTGGCTCTAGCGGGCGTCTAACGCTTGCGCTTGGCTTTCTTGACTTCCACCTGCGGGATGCCCTCGTTTGAGAACGAGATCGACGGCTCGTCGTTGCGATCCCGACGCCAGTGCTTCCGGATCGACGCCGACACCGCGGCGCGGTCGTCCTTGTCCACGACGCCGATGCTATCCCGAAGGACGACGCCCTGCTTGTCGGACACCTTCGCGAGAGTCGCGATCAGTGTCTCGTTCCATTCCGTCTTTCGGCCTCGGGCCGACTTGACGAAACTTGCGGGGGAGACGAATTCGTCTGCCATGATTGTTGCTCCTTGCGCTTGGGCTAGGGCCAGTCCCTAACCACAAGACGTACCTTAGTCTATGGGGTGAGTCAGAACCTAATCGAAAGGCTCTATGGCGATGGTCATATGTCACACCGTTATGGCTTGCGTCAGCCTGGCCGATGTGCTAGGCGACTTTCGGCCCTAGCACAGCCGAAGCTCGAGTGCAAATCGGATTCGGGCGCATACTCAACTATGCATGATTATGCAATCACCTGCGACGGGCGTTCGTCGTCTGAGGAACGAAGACACGACGAACGCCCGCAGGCTGACTGGCAGCCTGCGGGCGTCGGTTGTGGGGGGTGCTACTGCCCTCCCCCGAGGCGGGGCGGGGGAGGGCAGACCTTGGGGCTAGCGCTTGCCCTTGGTCTTTCTGACTTCCACCTGCGGGATGCCGTCGGCGCTGTAACTGATCGACGGTTCGTCGGTGCGATCACGGCGCCAGTGCTTCCGGATCATGGCGGAGGTTGCGGGACGCTCGTCCTGTGCGACGGCGCCAACGCTGTCTCGGAGGACGACACCCTTGGCGGGGGTCACCTTGGCGAGCGTGGCGATGAGTGTTTCGTTCCACTCAGTCTTGCGCCCTCGGGGTGAGCGAGCGAACTCACTCGGGGAGATGAACTCATCTGACATGGGGACTGCCTTTCACGTTTGCGGTTGAGCCACTCCCAACCGCTGAAGGTACCGTATCATAGGTGAGTTAGGGGATGCCACTCAGAATGGGGTTAGAACCAAGATTTCTCAGTGTGACATCTGACCATCAGAAATGACTTGCGCTGTACCCTCGAGCTATGGTAGGGCCATTTCGGTTCCTAGCACACATTCCACCCAAGACGCAAATCAGATCACCTGCGGCGGTCGTTCCTCTACGGTAGTGCGTGTAGAGGAACGACCGCAAAGCGCAAAGCCCCAGCCTTTCGGCTGGGGCTTTTCTTGTCAGGGCCGCTGTCCGGTTTCCTCTTCTATTCGCTTGAGAGTTTCGGGGAAGTAGGGTCCATCTCGCAAGATTTGATTCAGTTCATCATGATATCCTCGGAGGTAGAAGCTGAAGAGGTCATGATAGAGTTCTGAGATTTCATCGTAGTCGAAACCGTAGACGATGAGATCCAACATTTGCTCGTTGGTGATTTCTCTAAGGCTGAGATACTTGCGCCAGTTGCGAGGGTAGGCGACGATGGGAATGTTCTTGTCGTCAAAAGTGACTAGCACCGGCTGATTGTGTTCTAGTTCCCAATGCGCGGTGATCATGTCTCGCACAGCTGTTCGATTGGTCCATTCCACTGGTCCTACGGTACTGACTAGGCGTGCTGATTGGTGAAAGCTCACGCCGCGTAGTGTTTCTAGTAGTTGTTGGCTGTAGTTGGTTTCCATAGGGTGAACCCTAGACGATGGATCGGTGCCGTGTCAACTCCAAATGCACACTAAATCTCACTAGAGAAGATATCTATATTTGGCGGCCGTGCATCCGAGGAACGAGGATGGCACGCACGGCCGCCTGTGGATAACTCTGTGGATAACTGTTTCTCCGACAACGCAGAAGCGCCCTCGGGAAACTCCCGAGGGCGCTTTGCCGGTACCTCACCTCCCTTGTGAGATCAGTCCATGTAGCCGTTGTTGACGAACCACAGGCGAGCGCCGTACACGCTTTCGGGGACCGTGGCGTCCTCTTGGCGGTAGAGGTCTTCCAGCGTGTCGAACTGTTCGGCCAGTTCGATTCCGGCATTCTCTCGCCCTTGGCGTTCGATCAGTTCCTGTTCGTTGGAATCGAAACCACCAGCGGAAGGGTTGGACCACAGTGAAAGAATGTCTAGCGGCATGGAAGTCGATCCGCCGTGGGGGTGATGAATGGTGAAGTCGATCAGTCGCGTTGTTATCGAAGTGTGGAATGTTGTTGTGATGGTTGTGAACCCATTCCCATACGACTGGACGAACTGAATGAACTCTGTGCATGATCCGTTGTCGTGCATCGTGATCGTGCTCACGGGTGCGTCAACCCTGTAGCCCATGCGCATCATGCGCCAGCACAGGGTTCGGGGGATTGGGGAGAGCGACGCAATCTGCGCCACGGAAAGATTCGTCTCCATCAGAATATCGGACATGACAACCTCCAGTCGTACCGGCACCCGTTGTGCCGATGGCAAACGATACCATAGTTCCAACAGTGCGTGTAGTGTTTTCCCACGTATTCCAGGTATTGTTTACCTAATGTTCATGTTCGGCGGGCGCACTCTTCCGCAGGAAAAGATAGCGGGGCGCCCGCGCCGCGAAAAAGTTATCCACAGGTTTGTCCACAGGCTGGGTGCTGCTGGCCCCCGCCCGAAGGCGGGGGCCGAGTGGATCATTCGTAATAGCTGTTGTCATCATCGTGATCCGGCCCGCAGTTGCCACGGATGATGCGAACGCTGAAATAGCCTTCCGGCTCTTGGGTGAGCGTGGGGAACACGCGAGGGTTGCCATCTTCGAATCGTTCGATCCATTCGAACGCCTTGTCCAGACTCGGAACCTGACGAGAGGCGACACGCTTGCGCGTGGTGAACCACCAACCACCCTCCTCGGGTCCGCCGTACTCAGAGCAGACATCGTACACTGAGATCCACCACACGCCGTCACCGGCCGAGTCGCGGTCGATCTCGCCGGATGTCGCGCAGTAGGCGCCGTGATCAGTCATCATCTGCGCGTACTCCGGCCCGCGATCGGGAGTCCAGATTTCGGCAATCTGGCCGCAGATGTTGCAAGTGGCGGGGGAAGTGACTTCGGACATGGGAACCTCCGGTTCGTGCGTGACACCATGCCACGCACAAGGAATGGTAGTCGATTCAAGTTGTCAGTGCAAGTGTTTCCCATAGTGTTTCGATATGCACCAGGAATACACTCAAGAATGAATATTTATGCAACAATATTTGGCGGCCGTGCATTCTGAGGAACGAAGAATGCACGCACGGCCGCCTGTGGATAAACCTGTGGAAAACTGCTGGCCCCCGCCCGAAGGCGGGGGCCGAGTGGATCAGAGATCTCGCTCAAGCGCCCAGAGGACGCCTTCGAGCCACATTTCGGCTCGAATGAGATCGTCGAACTCCTCGTAGTCTGCGGACTCGTAGCGGACTCCATCGTGCTTGAAGATGCGCACGACCCATGAGTCTGATCGCCAATTCTGATCGTGGACGATGGTTCCGAAGAACTCTCCATCGTCGGTGGATGTGCCTTGGGTGGGGGTGGGTACCCACTGTGTGGTGTATTTCTTCACGACGAAAGTCTCCCACAGTTGGGGATTCGGCGCAAGTCAATCGGGAAGATTTGCGTGCTACCACGCACATTCTATTTCTCTGGAGAAGATATCTATATTTGGCGGCCGTGCATCCGAGGAACGAGGATGGCACGCACGGCCGCCGTCCACAGCCTGTGGAAAACTGCTGGCCCCCGCCCGAAGGCGGGGGCCGAGTGGATCAGGCTAGATCGAAGAACCTGATGACATCCGAGTATGTCGGTTCGTCGATCTTGGTGGTTCGGCCATCGGTCCCCTTGATGGCAGCGTTGAGGATTTCCACTCCGGAGAATCCATCTTGTTCGGTGGCGTAGATTCCGATGTGCGCTCGCTCTACGCCACGGACCATCCACAGTGATGCAACGGTGCGAACCTCATCACTGTAGCGGATCGAAGCTTCGGCCTCGTTACCGAAGACTGGCTTGGTGATACCGTTCGGGCCGGTCCATCCGTTGCGAAGCATCAGAGTGAAAAATCCGATGAGGTAGCGGGCGGATACCGGCTGGCTGATGTTGGTGTTGCGGGCTGGAGTGTCTACCAGCTTTTTGGTGTGGGTGGTTCCCATGAGGAGCAGTTTAGGGATGGCGACAGTTGTTGTCAAGTGTTTTGCGTGCTACCACGCACATTCAAAGTTGTCTAGAAATGTTCTCTAGTTCGGCGGGCGCACTGATCCGTCGAAAAGCAAACGGAGCGCCCGCGCCGGGCAAAGGTTATCCACAGGCTGTGGATAACTCTGTGGAAAACTGCTGGCCCCCGCCCGAAGGCGGGGGCCGAGTGGGTCACTCTACTGTGATTCCGAAACCATCTTCGCGACGACTGTGGGTCTTGACTTCGATGAGGAGATCATCTTCGAAGTATGGAACGGGTGAGACGCATTCGTCTTCATCGCACCATGTTCGCGTCTCATGATCGTAACAGTCATGCTCCATGCCAACAGTTGGGCGGGTGATAAAAATTGTTGCGATGAGGATTCCCCCAAGGAAGATCTCAACTCCTGCAGAGTCGTTCCACGTTACTGCGTTGAATGCTGTCACTTTCGGCATGATGCCGTTCAGCATGAGTTCGGATGGGGTTGCCGGAGTTTCCGGCTGGGATGAGGTACCGCTTGTGTTGTTCACGTTGTCATGGTACAGGAGCCAAGTGAACGCACAATGGTTTTTGGGTAAACAGAAGATGAATCTTTTTGTTCACTTTCTGTTCATCGTTTCTTTATGTAGATGAACATTGGGTGAACTTTTTTGTTCATGTTCTGTTAGCTCAATGTTCACCATATATTCATCTTTTGTTCATCTTCCGTTCATGTTCGGCGGGCGCATTCTCCCATCAGAAAAGACAATGGGGCGCCCGCCGCCCGGTTTTCCACAGGTTTGTCCACAGGCTGTGGATTGTTGTGGTGCCTGTGGACAACTCCGCTGGGGAGTTGTCCACAGGCTGGGGATCAGACTGCCGAAATCCAGTGGCGGATGTCGATGATTGTTTCCGTGAGAGTGTCAGTCTCATCAAGGAACGATACAGTTCCGTCTGTGTAGACCCTTGCTTGTGTGCAACGGTCATCGACGCTGGAATCGTCGGTTCGGAAGACTGACATTATCGCAACGCCGTTGTCCTCTATGACGGTCACAGAATGAATGAATCCGCCAACATTGGTGACATGTGTTGCAATGTGACGAACCGACTCACTGATGCCCATACGAAGCAGAGCATCATAGGTGCGAACGGCGTTCATGCTAGATGCGCCGCTACAGTCAGACATATGGCCAAGAAACAGAACCCATGCGGGGACGGAGCCAAGGCGTGCGACTGCTGCCGTGGCGGGGACTGCCAGAACCTCTGGCGGGGTGAGGTACTTCTGTGTGTTGTTCACAGAATCACCCTAGTGCCGATTGCGTCCGGATTGCAAGCCAGAAGGCCGATTTTCACCAGGTTTTTGTGGTCATATGTCACACTGTTTGGACTTGACAATGGTTGGTGAGATGAGCTAGACTCTCAAATCCCACAAGATTGGTGGGGTTTGCATTCCCCACAAAGTTGGTGGGAATGAGCTAGCACATCAAAGTGAACTTTGAATGAATGGAAGGTAAACAGAAGATGAATTCTTTTGTTCATCATATGTTCATCTTTTGTTCATCTTCCGTTCATGTTCGGCGGGCGCATTCTCCCATTGGAAAAGAATATGGGGCGCCCGTCGTCGGGCAATGTTTTCCACAGGCTTGTCCACAGGCTGTTGGGAACTGCTGGCCCCCACCCGAAGGTGGGGGCCGAGTGGATCACTCTCCGGTGATGTACTTCCGGATGATTCGGAGAGCCGAGAGGAGCGTATCGTCGTGCTCGTTCCAGTAGTCCAGCGTTCTACTCATCCAGATCCCATCGGGATGGATGGTCATCTCGGCATGGTTGTATCCGTGGCCGATGTCGATTGTCACGTTGCCACCATGCACCCATGTGGACTGAATGCGGCCACCGAGTGAATCGACAGTGTGGGCGATCTTGATGATCGAACACCCAAAGTGATTCGCGCTTGTGGGTGCGATTGTGTTCAGCGCAACGAGAGCCGTCTGGAGAGTTGTTCCAGAGAAGTTATCCACGGTGATTTCACCGAGGAGCATGGCCCAAGTTGGGACGGTGGATGGGACTGACAGAGCCTCTGTCGGGGTGAGGTGCTGCTGTGCGTTGTTCACGTTGTCAGGGTACCAGCTCCAAGTGAACGCAAGGTGAACGGACGGTGGAATCGGGGTGAATGTTGAAGATTCACCTGCTGTTCACCTTCCCTTTATGTGAATGAATTTTGAATGAACAGAAGATGAACAAAAGGTGAAATGTTTTATTCACCATGTGTTAACCTAAAGTTCACCGAATGTTCATGTTGGGCGGGTGCATTCTTCCGCAGAAAAAGAAAGCGGAGCACCCGCCGCCGACTTTTCCACAGGTTTGTCCACAGGCTGGGTGCTGCTGGCCCCCGCCCGAAGGCGGGGGCCGAGTGGATCAGGCTCCGATGCTCATCATCTTCCGGAAGATTGCGAGGGTGATCTCGGCGTCAACCTCGGCACGATGGCTGAACGGAACGTGAATCCCGAACCGCTCGGCAGTGGCCTTCAGGTTGTGACGACCCTCGGTGAACATGAGTCGGGACATTCCGAGAGTGCAGAACGTGCCAACCTTGGGAGCCTTGACTCCGGCTCGGTGCAATTCCACCACGATGAACGAATGATCGAACGATGCGTTGTGCGCCACGAATGTTGCGTTCCGCATCATCTCCCGAACCTTGGGGGCGATGTCTGCGAACGTCGGAGCGTGCATCACCATCGCATCAGTGATGCCGTGAATCTCGGTGGCACCAGTGTCGCGGTTCGGGTTCACCAGTGACACGAACCGACGAACCTCGCGACCCTTGGCGTCGATGCGGATCATTGCGATTTCGATGATCCGTTCCGAATGGGCATCCAAGCCAGTGGTCTCAACATCGACAACCACGCGATCGCCCGAGCGCAGAAGATCGCGAACGATGTTGTAGGTGCAATGGGCGAGAGTGAGAAACGCTCCCACGATGCATGATGCGATGACGAACCCGACAGGCTCGGAGACTGCGGAGTAGACAGTGTTCATGATTTCTCCTTGCTAGGTGCCGGTGGACTCTCCCCCGACAAAGACAAGTATTGCAGGCCCAAGTGAACATAGGATTGTGGGAAGGTGAACAGAAGGTGAATTCATTTGTTCATCAAAAATTCATCTGTTTTTTATGAAGATGAATTCTTGGTGAATTTTGAGCTAAATTTTTGTCCACAGGGTTATCCACAGGCGGCGGCCGTGCATCCGAGGAACGAGGATGGCACGCACGGCCGCCATCCACAGGTTTTTCCACAGGCTGTGGATAACTTTCGGTTGTCCACAGGTTTTTCCACAGGCGGGGAGAAGTTGTCCACAGGTGAGGGGAGTTCTCCACAGGGTTGTCCACAGGTTGCCTGTGGATGAGGGTGTGGAAAACTGTTGTCCACATGGTTGTCCACAGAGGCTGAGTGGTTGTCCACAGTTTCCACAGGTTTGTCCACAGGTTTGTCCACAGGCGCAGATCCTGGAGGCAGTGGTTGTCCACAGGGCTGGGGAAAACCCTGTGGACAACGAGCCTGGGCCTGTGGAGTGAGTTTTCCACAGGCCCAGCCGTCGGGTCAGAGCCAGTCGCCGGGATTCAGGAATGCATCGGAACACTCTCGGCAGATGAGATCTCCCGAATCCATGTTCTGATATGTCGGATGCCATCCAGTGATCTCCCCATCCGTGACGATGGCGCCGATGGGTTCACTGGCACAGTAGTGGCAGTTGTCGGCCAATGGCATTCCGATGCGCTCGGATGTTTCGATGAGAAACTCATCGGCGATGTGGCAGATGTTCGCGGTGTTCGGGTTGATGGTCATTGTGTTCTCTTTCGTGTGTTCTGGTTGGTGTTGGGTTGGGATGGAAGGACAGCGTGGGTCCGGCACCGGAGTGCCGGACCCTGCCGGTCAGATCGACACTCGGCCAGTGTCTCGGGCGAGGTAGACAACCGGAATCAGATCATGGTGTGGGGACACCATCGTGTAGTAGTTTCCGTTGGTGTGGCCGTGGATGCCCCGACCGTTCTGATCGATGAATCCCGGAGCGCACACTGCCGATGAGAACGTGTAGCCGAGAGTGTTGAGGATGGTGATGGTGGTATCAATCCGATCGGAGTGATGCATCATCGGGACGCTGTAATCCGCCTCGGTGAGTAGAGCCTCTACGACTGAGGCGATGGTCTCGGCCGAGAGTCGGATGGTGGTGGTGGTGGTGTTCGGGTTGGTGTTCATTGTGTATTCCTATCTGTTCTAGTTGGTTGGTTTGTTGGTGTGGAAGGACTACCGGAGCGGGTCCGGCACCGGAGTGCCGGACCCTGCCGGTATCACCAGCCGGAGCCGGTGGGGAAGTTGGAGCCGGTGAACCAGCGGAGGAGCGCAGCCGCTTCCGGCATCGTGACGGTACCGTGTTGGGTGATTTCGCAGCCACCATCGAACGTGGTGGTTTGAACCTTCACGCGGCCCGCCTCGTAGATGGTGGCAGTGAGGCTAGCGCCGGTAGCGTTGTGAGCGGTTACTTCGACGTAGTTGTTGAACACATCAGTGCAATACACCTCGGCATCGTTCTGACCGCAGTAGGCAATCCATCGGATGACTCCGTGGAGTCGGCTAGCCGGTGATGCCATGAGTGCGAGGTAGCCGCGGGCGTGGGCGTTGGCGTTGGGCGTGTAGCCGTGGCGCAGGTCGGCCATGCTTCCGGCGAACATGACCCACGACTCTACGAGCGCCGGAATATCCGCCGGTCGGGGAGTGGTGGTGGTGGTGGTGGTTGCGTTGGTCATGGCTGACCCTTTCGGTGAGTGGGTGCCGGTCGGTCCGGCACCTCGGTACTGCGTAGTCAGACTACACCCGCGGGGGGGGGGCCGCGCCAGTTTTGGGGCCGATTTCTGATCGGATTTGGTGGTCATATGTCACACCGATTTCGGCCACATCGTCGGCCGAACTGTGCTAGGGGAGCTCGAGGTCAATCTCCACCAGATCGGTGGGGATTGTACCCCACCAGTTTAGTGGGGAAGCCAGGATCTGGGATAGAGGGCAGCCTTGTCTGAGCGTGTGTTAAATTTTTGTCTTTTTTTGGTTTGACAAATAAAATTGCCCTTCAAGCTGGGGGTGTGCTTGAGGGGCGGGGGGTTGCTTTTTTTGTTTTTTTGTGTGTTGGGGCTAGATGTCCCAGTTGGGGGCTAGATGTCCCAATTTGGGGCTTCGTCGGGTTCGTCGTCCCATTGGATTTCGTCGGGATAGTCGGGGATGGGGATGGTTTCGGGTTCGATTTCGATGATTGTGGGGGTCATTATTCTTCTTCTTCGTAGTCGTATTCGTATTCGGCGTCTTTTTTGGCTTGTTGGAGGGCGATTGTGAGCATTCCGATGGTTTCGTAGGCTGCGAGTTCTTCGTCTGTGTCAATTTCGATGCCGAGGTGTCCGTCTTCGTCTAGTACTTTGCTGATGATGATGGTGCCGAGTGTGATTCCGGTGTTTTGTTCGGTGTTTTCGTCCATGTGTTTAGTGTATCATGGTGGTGTTTTTGTGGCGATGGGGGTTTGGCCGGTTTTTTGTTGCGGTTGTGTTACTTTTTGTTGGCTTGGTGGATTGCTTTGGCGAATCCGTTGGGTGTGACCGATCTTTTTTCGGCTCTGTCGGCGCTTGGTGGTAGGTTGTTGAGTTTGTTTTTGTTGGTTGGTTGTACATATTTTGTTTCTGGCATGATGAAGCCGTTTCCGGTCCATAGGCAGGTGCGTTTGTAGTAGGCTTCTTCTTCTGGGTTGTCTAGGTAGCCTGCGTAGTCTGTTGGTTGGAAGATGTAGTCGGGTTTTCTCCAGTATGTTGAGATGGTTGATACTGGGTTTTCGATCATGTATGGTGCGTCGGACCATTCTGCGATTTTTACGCAGGCTTCTACGACTTGGAGGGCTTCGACTAGACCTGTGAGGCCTTTGTCGTGGAAGTATCGGGCGCCGGAGACTGCGACGTTTGTGCAGGGTGGAAATCCGAATACTATTTCGTATTCTGTTCTTGGTGGAAGCCATTTGGTGATGTCAGCACCGATTGTGGTGAGATTTCCGGTTTTTTTGGTTCCTTTGGGGTGTTGTGTGTCTACGATCATGCATTCGTAGCCTGCTTCCAGCCACGGTTGGACGATGTTCCCTGTTTTGTCACAAAGTGATAGTACTAGTTTTGTCATTTGTCAAGTTTATCATGTTTTGTATGGCAGAAAAGACCCCTTCGGGGGTCTTTTCTTGTGCTGCTTAGGGTTTATCGCCCTCCGATTGATTATTTTATCATAGAACGGGGTGATTGTCAGGGATTTGTTTGTCATTAAATACGATTTCATGACCGTAGAGGCGAATTACTGGGACGCACGGGTCATCTCCATTATCCCACATTTCTATTTCTTTGTCACTCATCGGTATTCCGTCGTGTGTGTCACATACCGGGTTTGAAATCCACCCTTTTGCGACACCGTATGTTAACCATTCGTTGTATTTTTCCCAACTCATCTTTGAACCTCTTCAATATTGGAGAATAATTGTTCTTCTGTTAGCTTTGATGATATTGATAAGATCTTTGGTGTTACTGGAGAAGTTGTTTTAACTTCGTGTGGTCCTATTGCACCACAAAACCAGCATTTTTGGGGGTTAAACTTATCAATACTCCAAGCACAACCACATTCACATAGGAAAGCTTTAACATATTTTGTAGAAGAATCCATTGACTTCATGATATCACAAAAAACGGGATATTAGGATTTCTTCAGCTTATTATTCTTTAAATATAGATGAACCTTATATAGAACTAGATAGCCTATAAGGTCGTCTATAACATCTTCATCTTCGTCTTCTTGTTGGTTTAGTACCCTTGATAGTTTATCGTCTATGCGAACTTTGAGTGCATCTCCTGTATCACCTTTGTGGAAGATACTTACTGGTTCAAGGGCGGAGTTGCCGTATTTCCTATTTTTTGTGATAAGTAGTTCTTTGATTTCATCACATTTTTTTGCTATAAGTGTGGGTACGTCCATGTGTTCTCCTGTGCTCTGAGAGGTCATTATATTGCCTTCTAAGAGGTTTGAAATACGTTTTAAGGTATTCTTGCTGCTCTTCAAGTTTATCAAGGTTTATTGAGGTTTTTGGGGTTTGTTGGTTACTAGATACTAATCTGGCGACCGGACCGAGATTACATTATAACAACGATTATCTAATTTTTTTCTTATCAAAATAGATTCGTTGCATCTCAAGTTGAGCATATGATTCATTAGATGAATAGTATACCTTGGCATATGCTTCTCTTGCTACATCATCAAAAGCATCGCATCGGGGATTCTGACAGATGTACAATGCTTTGTAATTCTCGGGTTGAGCTGTAACATGGATTGCATCAACAAGATCGCACTTCTTATTACAGTAGGTGCAGAACTTTTCGGGATATGGAAAGTTTGCTATCCTCTTACCTATAAGTTTTCCTCTGAAATATTCAGATAAGATCATTTATCAATTATATCAGATGAAGACATTGTTGGATGTGACTTTTCATGTTCTACTTGCCAAATTTGAACATTATCAAGTCTTTCATCAAGGCGATCAACTTTTGAATCTATCCCACCAACTTGATTGCTGAGATGATTAAGCAATGTTTGATTTTGTTCGTTAATTTCTTTACCTTCTAGATGTTGTGCTGTATTTTCTTTGCGAAACCTTTGAACAAAAACTGCTCCAAGTGTTGTAATAAAAGCTACTGAAATTGGTACAATGACAATCTGTGCAACATCTAAGAATGAACTCATTGTAAATAATTACTCCTAATATTTATGCATTCATTAGGAATGCTATTCAATAAGTTTAGCAAATTTCATTTTATGAAGCCACCTATGGAGCCTCTTGTATAATGCAAGTTCAAGAAAAGTTGCGTGATATGCGCGAGTTCCTGAAATCTTGTGGTATAGTCAATATTGACAACAGAAAAACCTGCTGTGATCACAATAAAGGGTACATTGATTAGGATTTCATTAGCTTAATGCTAGAAATCCTCTTTGGCAACCCTTGATACAAAAGTGTTTTTTATTTTCCTTTAAAGCCTTTAAAGCCTTTAAAGCCTTTAAAGCCTTTAAAGCCTTTAAAACTTTTTATTAAAAAATACACTGAATAAAGTAATTACTAATAATCTATTATTAAATTCTTTATCTTTCAGCTTTTAAAAACATTGGTAACAAGGCTTGTAGCCTTAAAGCGCACATGGGGTGCGTCTTTTTGTTGTTTCAAAGTTCTTGGTGGAACCGGTTGCGATCCGTGATATGATGCTTGGATTCCCCTTGGAAGGCTTGGGGCGAACAGGCATAGGAGCCACCGTTGAACGATTACTTTAAATTTCTCATGTTTGAACTTCCTTCTATCACTGAAGAATTTGATACTGATTCAGAACGTGTACATGAGATCTGCGTACTTCTTGCTGTAGATGGGAAAGATATTCCAGAGACTTTCTATCGTCTCTATGTCACCCCCATTGGTGTTGATCAAACTTTGATGAATAATGCGATGTCGTATTTTACGGGCGCAGGATTTCTTAATATCAAGTGTGATTGTGAAATTGATTCACAAAATTACTGTGAACTTGCTTTGACTGATGATAATATCTTTTATGATATGGGCCAGCAGGATCGTGAGAACATGAGTGAGAATTATGTTAGAATCTATAAGGAGATCAAGACCCTTCATATGGAGTTGAGTGAATGCTGGTAAAATATCCAAATCCACTTCTCAATGAGAGATCTGTCGCAGCGTTTGGTAATCTTACTAATGATGAGATTTCAAAGATCATCAGTTTGATGAGATCTGAATGCTGGAAGGTTGGTGGATTTGCTATTTCAGCAATTCAAGTTGGAGATCCTTACACAATTCTTGGATATTTTTCTTTTAAAAAGAAAGAGTATCAATGGATTATTGATCCAGAAATTATTGATACTAGTGGTAGTAGTTCTCTGAATGAAGGATGTCTTTCAATTCCCGGATACTTTTGGAATATTATAAGACCATCAAAAGTTACAATTTCATATAAAGATATTAACGGAATAGATAGAGTGAGAACTTTTACAGGTGTAATTGCTCGAGCTATTCTTCATGAAATGGATCATTTTGATGGAATTCTTATTCCAGATTTTATGTCCGATGATGAAGCAAAAACTTTTAATAGTCATTATACACAAAATAGCCACATTGAAGAATATGTAGCTCCAAGTCTTAACGCTATTTGATGGTTTGGACGTTTAACTCAGTTGGTAGAGTATCTCTTTTACAAAGAGAAGGTCAGGGGTTCAATTCCCTTAACGTCCACTATGAATAATATAGAAAAAGAATATACATTTTTACTTACTGAGATGGAAGCAGCTTATCTTAATGCTGCAGTAGTAGATTTTTTTCATAAGATGAAAAATGCTGCTGAGGAAAAAACAGTTGTACTATTTAGAGATGATAGATATCGTATTGCCAAAGATCTTTGGATGAAAATAGAAAAACAAATCCCTTTGCTGTAATGATATAATAGAGTATGATATATCGTGAATACATTACGTCTGATGAGTGGAAGAAGCGTAGAGAAAACTACTTTGAGACTCATCTGCGACGATGTAGAGCTTGTGGCTCAGCGAAAAGGATTCATCTTCATCATAAAACTTACAGACGGCTAGGACAAGAGCGGGATGCAGATTTGGTTCCGCTTTGTCATTTGTGCCACTCAGCTTTACATCGTAGGCAGAGGCAGAGTGGCCAGAATCTCTGGATTGCCACTGAGGCATTCATTCGCAATAAAGAAAAAATGCGTAGTAAAAAAAAGAAAAAAAAGAAGCAAGTTGTGAAAAGAAAATCCCGACTTCACAAAAAAGAAACAAGATCATGATATAATCATGGCCAGAGGTAAAAATGATCTATGCAAAAATAATAGCTGATAGTGTAAATGTGACTGGTGATAGACTTACTACAATGGAAGTTCAGTTTCACCGATTTATACTTCCTGAGTTTAATACTCACCGAGTTTTTTCTCGTAACTCTGCATCATCAAGAGCTATCCCAATTTCTAGGCAAATAGAAAAAATTTCAAAAAATCCTGCCTTCCCAGTTTTCTGGGGAGTCAATAAGCCCGGTATGCAAGCAGAAGAAGAGTTAGCATTCTGCGATTCAGTCAAAGCAAGCAAGACTTGGCTTAAGGCCTCCAAGAGTGCAGTGAAGCACGCAAAGAAACTTGAGAAGCTTGGAGTTCATAAGCAGACTACTAATAGACTTCTTGAGCCTTTTATGTGGCATAAGGTTATTGTCAGTTCAACTGAGTGGGATAGTTTTTTTGAGCAAAGATGCAGTCCACTTGCTCAACCTGAAATTCGTGAAGTCGCAGATTTAATGAAGACTGCCTATGAATCAAGTACTCCTGTTCTTTTGATTAAAGGAGAGTATCATTTGCCATATTTAACTTTCAAAGATTTAAATTTTAGTAGACAAGATAGAATCAAAATGTGTGTAGCTAGATGTGCAAGAGTATCTTATGATAATCATGATGGCTCTTTTAATCAACTCAAAGATCTACAATTATTTGACAGATTGGCAAACGCAGAACCTCCTCACTGGAGCCCTATGGAGCATATTGCTACACCTTCTACAAAAAAATTAAATAATTCTGGAAATTTTATAGGATTTTCTCAAGTTAGGCATAACTTAGATCTGGTATTATAATACTATGAGATTTAAGAGTATTTTATGTGAAAATAAAAATCATTATGAATGTCTAGAATATACTTGTGAATGTCCATGTCACCATCCAAATTATTGCGATTGTTTTGCTTGTAGAGTAAAGACAATTGGATTTGGCCAAGTTCCGGGTGGATATAAATCAACGAACTAGCTTAGTTGTAAAAACTTTTTATCCATGATAAAATTACTGTATATACTTAGGAGATAATTATGGATCTAGATGCAATTCCATTCATTCAAGCTAGAAATTTTACTTGGGGCCGTAAGGTTCAACCTTCCTTGATTGTAATTCACGACATGGAGGCTGGAGAGTACTCTACGACAGCAGAATCATGTGCAAATTACTTCTCTGGTGGAAATGCGCCACAGGCCTCTGCTCATTATTGTTGCGATAACGATAGTATTGTTTGCTCTGTAAAGCCAGATGATACCGCTTGGCATACTGGTGAAAATAGCACAAATAATTGTGGCATTGGCATTGAGCAGGCTGGATATGCTAATCAGGGCATTGGCTTTGGAACTGGATGGGCCGATCAGTATTCACAGGATATGATTATTAATCAGGTTGCCCCTCTGTGCGCTGCTCTTTGTGAGCGCTATGGTATTCCGGTACACTTCCTCACTGCCGATGATCTTCGTGCGGGTGATCGTGTTGGCATTACTTCTCATCGCGAGATTACTTATGCTTTCGTTCAGGGCGGTCATACTGATCCCGGTCCTGATTATCCTTGGGATCAGCTTCTTTCTGAGATTGCAAAAAATCTTGGGGGCCAACCTCCTGCTCCACAGCCCCCTGAGACGCCTACTCCTAGTTCTGATGTATTCGGTCCCGGATCAACTGGTAATCAAGTTAAGTCCATTCAGGCTCTTGTAGGAGTTACTCAGGATGGTATTTATGGTTCTCAGACTCAAGCAGCAGTGGCTGTTTGGCAGAGAAATATTAATGTACCTGCTGATGGTATTTGGGGTCCGAGAACTCAGGAAGCTACTAATCAGTTTTTTGTTTGGATTTCTTCTCAGAATCATCATCCGGCCTCTGGCGAAGGTGATGCATTTCTTGCCGCTGTTGCAAGCGCAACTTCGCAGGTACTACAGAGTGGGTCAAGTGGCGGTGCTGTAAAAATTCTTCAAGGATCTTTGAATATTAGGGGATATGCTCTTGTTCAGGATGGTGTCTTTGGTCCTGCTACATCTAACGCTGTCCGCAGATTTCAATCTGACAACGGACTTGTCGTTGATGGTGTTGTTGGTCCCCAGACATGGACATATCTTCTCTCTTAAAATAAGATGGCTAGAGTTAGCGTTCTCCTCACTGTCTATAATAAACCTCAATGGTTAAATCAGTGCATTGACTCTGTAATTGACCAGACATATGATAATTGGGAACTTATAATTCTTGATGACAATTCTCCTGATCCAATGGTTCAGGAGATTTTGTCTTCTTACAAAGATGAGAGAATTAAAATATATACATCTAATGTTTCTGAGCAGGATAGATACAAAACGGCTAGATACGCTACTTTAATAAATCTGGGTGTCTATGAGATAGCAACTGGCGACTATATAACCTATCTTACTGATGATGACTTCTATTATCCAGATCGACTTGAGTCGATGGTTAAAAGATTGGAAGACGAAAGTATCAACATAGTTTATGGAAGTCAAAGATCAATTCAACCTGATGGAACTACTATTGAAGTAAGAGACACTCAGGGCATATTAGATATTGCGTATAATATAGTTGATCATAATTCAGTTATGCACAGAACACAATTGTTCTACGATGTTGGTGGGTGGCCGGATAGTCCAGAATATTGGGCGGGAGCCGATGCGTACTTCTGGAATAGAATAACTGACGCCGGACACAAGTTCTATCCAGTAGAAGGTGGACCTTATGAAGCTAAGAGATATCATGGTGACAGTGTTCAGTATCTAGTTCATAATGGGAGGTTCTTTCCAAGTGAATGACAAAGTGTTGTTGGGTATTATTGATAATAAAAGACCAGATTGCTTAGATGCTACAATTCAATCTTTAGAGAATAATTTATTTTATGATTTTTTTAAAAAAGTAATTATCAATGATTCTGGAGATAGTAAATATGCTAAGTATCTTGAAGAAAAATACTCAGATAGATATGAAATTTACTCTCATCCTGAAAATATGGGACTCTCTGGTTCAATAAGAACTTTATGGAGCATAGCAAATATTTATAATGTAGATTATGTTTGGCATCAAGAAGGCGATTTTATTTTTAATCAAAAAATTGATCTTAATATACTCAAATATAAATTAAATAACAAAAAAACTCTTGCCCAAGTTGCTTTGAAAAGACAGGCTGTTAATGATCAAGAAATTTCTGTTGGTGGATTTATGTATCAAGATCCAACTTCATATGAGCCATATATACATGATAATGTTAAGTGGTTAGAGCATAGAAAACTCTTTACTTTAAATCCATGTCTATACCCTAAATGGGTAGTTGACTTAGGATGGCAAGTAGGCTGGGGAGAGAAAGAGTTTTCAGAACTTCTGTTTTCAGATCCATATGTCAAGTGTGCATATTTAGGACATATGGAAGATCCTCCTTTGGTAGATCATATAGGACACTACAGAGGGGATGGCTGGCGTGTATGAACGCATACAATGAAGATTTTTATAATCAAATACATGATGGAGCCTTGTCATCTGCAAGAGCTATCGTACCCGAAGTAATAAGCATATTTAAACCAAAGTCTGTAGTTGACTTTGGCTGTGGAACGGGGGCTTGGCTATCAGTATTTAAAGAGAATGGCATAGATGAAATAGCCGGAGTCGATGGATCTCCAGAGGGATATTCTCTTATACCCGAAGAAAATTTTATACTAAAAGATCTTTCTTCAGAGTTTTCTTTAGACAAAAAGTATGATTTAGCTGTATCACTTGAAGTTGCTGAGCATATTCCTCATAAATTTGCTGATCAATTTGTGACTAATATTTGCAATAGCTCAGACAATATACTCTGGTCAGCAGCCGTTCCGGGCCAAAAAGGCGTTGAACATATAAATGAACAGTGGCCAAGTTATTGGGTACCGAAGTTTCATCAAAAAGGCTATATATGTTCACCTATTTTTAGATTTAATTTTTGGAATAATGAAAATATTGAAAACTGGTATAGACAAAATATATTGATCTTTACAAAAAATCCAGTTCTATTTAAAAATATTAAAGTTGATCATCAAATCTTAGATGTTATACATTATAATAACTGGAGTGTCTAGTGAAAAATCTAGTTATTATCGGAGCAGGTTCTCACGGTTCTGGTATAGAGACAATAGTCAGTGCTATAAACGATCAAATTCCGACTTGGAATTTACTTGGATATCTTGATGATGATAAAAATAAGGCCGGAGTTATAGGGTCGGTTGATAAGCATATAGAAGGTGCTCATTATGTAGTTGGAGTAAATGAACCATATCTAAAAAGAAAAGTGTTTTCAAAAAAGAAGATATGGACGCCAGCGACACTTGTTCATCCATCAGCAATTATTGGGAAAAAAGTCTTTCTTAGTGATGGAGTAGTTATTTTTGCAGGAGTTATTGTAACTGGGAATGTTTGGATTGGACCAGAGTCCCATATTAATGTTGGATCAACAGTCAGTCAGGGAACAAGAATAGGGAAATTTTGTAGTATTGGTCCGGGAGTTAATATTGCAGGAGAGGTTAATATAGGAGATAGTGCTTTTATAGGAACTGGCGCTTCTATTATTAATTTAATAAATATTGCAAAAGATACAACTATAGGTGCCGGAAGTGTTATAATACACAATATTGATAAATCTGGTACAACAGTTGCTGGTGTCCCAGCTAGGATGATAAGAGATTTAGATGAGTAAAGTATTCGCAATAGCTATGGTTAAAGATGAAGAAGATATTATTAAATATACAATAGAACATCTTCTTTGTGAAGATATTGATAACTTTATTATACTAGATAATATGTCATCTGACGGTACTAGGGATATATTGGAAGATTTAGCTAGAGAACATAAGAATATATTGATTGAAGATGATCTTGAAGTTGCATATTATCAATCACTGAAAATGACAAATTTAGCTAATAAGGCAGTGTCAAATGGTGCTGACTGGATTATCCCATTCGATGCAGATGAAGTCTGGTACGCGACTTCCGGGGAAACTCTTGGATCTGAGCTTAGATCTCTATCGAAGCCTATAGTTGTGGCTAAGGTATTTGATCACTTTCCAACCTCTGATGATCCAGTTGGAGATAATCCAATCAAAACTATTCTACATAAAGAGCCGCTACCAGAGTTTTGGCCATGCGTAGCATTTAGGGCCGAAGATGATTTTGAAATCCTTCAGGGAAATCACAATGTTATAAGATCTGGAGAACGAAACTATAGTGCTGTAGAAATAAGACACTTCCAATATCGATCTTTTGAGCAGTTTAAAAGGAAGCTCCGAAACGGTAAAATTGCATACGACGCCACTAATCTCCCCGAGGGGGAGGGTGCTCATTGGAGACAAATGGGTGCTCTAGATGATGATTCGCTATTCCAACTATGGCAAGATTTTTTGTCAACAGATATGATTTTAGATCCAGCACCAACAAGATCTTAAAAAATATAGTATAATGATTTTGAACATTGGACGCTTATGAGTGAAAATAAAATCCATACTATAGTTGTAACTCCTTTTAAAAATGAAGTAGAGATGACTATCAAGTATATTAATCTTTTGAAGAATGAAAAATTTGATCAAGCTATTATGTACGATAATGGGTCTAGGGAAGAAGTTATAAGAGATATCAGAAACTTTATTCCTGATGATCCTAGATTTACCATTGTAGACGCATCAGGATGGAAGCTCCATCAAATGTGGAATCATGCATGGTCAGAGGCTGTATCTAAATTTGATATATTTAATATTGCTTTCTTTAATAATGATATTGAATGGTCTGAACCACTTGTAGAAAAGATGTCGGAACTCTTGAGATCTCAGGATCAAGTCGGCTGCGTCTATCCAGATCACGGATACTTCAACACTGATGCAAAATTTGTTTTAACTCCCACTACCGGAACTAAAAAAGATGGCGGGATGTGCGGATTCTGCTTTATGTTGAGGGGAGAACTCGCTCCAGATGAGATGCCATATGTAGATGAAAATCTTATCTGGTGGTTTGGTGATGATCACGTTGAGATGAATGTCCGAAAGGCCAACTATTATGTATGTCGCATTAATGGTCTTCATATCACACACATAGAAGAAGCAACTGCCGCAAATGGCGAAAACACTTGGGTAGAAGAGGCCAAGAGAAAAGATGCAGAGTACTGGTACTCTACATATCACTAACGGAGATCTTATGGAATTTGCAGATGTAACAGTTATTACCCCAACTTTAGTTCATAGACATGAGATGCTCGCTGACTGTATGGAGTCTGTTAGGAATCAGACAGTTCAACCCAAGGCTCATATTATCGGGACTGACTACGAGCGTGTCGGAGCTAGTGCAATGTTCAATAAACTTATTGATGCAGCAACTACCGAGTGGGTTGCTCCTCTTTGCGATGACGATATCTTATATCCCGACTATATCCAGCAGCTTGTTGATAATGCTGGTGATGCAGATATGATTTATCCTTGGTGTGAAGTAACAGGGACGAGAAATGGATGGAATCCTAATTCTTATTATGACGAAGAAAGAATCCTTACTTCTAACTTCATACCAGCAACTGTGCTGCTTAGAAAGTCTGCTTGGGAGGCTGTAGGCGGGTATCCGGCAGTTGTGTGCGAAGATCATGCTATGTGGGTTCAGCTTGTAACAAACGGTTTTAAGATCAAATGTCATCCTCAAATTCTTTGGCAGTATAGATTTCATGGTAGAAACATTAGTGATGGTATTTATAATCCTTGGGAAGTTTGATGAAAAAAGTTGGCGTAGTTATACCTATTTTAAATCAATTTGAACTAGCAATTAAAGCTATTGAGTCAATTCAAATTCCAGAAGGAATGGATTGGGAACTTTTTATTATAGATAACTGGTCTACTAATAATGGAGTTTCTGGTGCTTGGAATATTGGCACAAAAAAAGCTATAGAAAAAAAATGTGACTATATTCTTATCATCAATGATGATATTATTTTATCTCCAACAACTATTGAGCATATGTGTAGTCTTATCGATTTAGATCATATTGGTGTTATAACAGCAACAGACTATAGAGATTCGATGACACCAGAGCAAGTGAAGATTTGCGAGAAGCCTGATCATCCTGTAGATATTATGCCTGCTCCAGACTTTGCTTGTTTTATGATTACGCCAGAAACTTATGATTATATTGGCGAATTCGATAACAATATATATCCTGCATACTTCGAAGACAATGACTATTGTTATAGAACCATTTTGGCGGGCCTTAGATGTGCTAGATCGCAGAATGCAGTATTTTACCACTACGGCTCAAGAACGCAGAATAGCGGAGAGCCTGTAGTTCCTTCTCAGTTGTTTGAGAAAAACCGAGACTACTTTAGAGACAAATGGGGCGGACTTCCCGGAGAAGAGGTCAATACTCATCCTTGGAATAATCAATCCTTGAACTGGACTGCAACAAGGCAGACTTCCTTCTAGGTTGCGAACCTGCTGAAGCCGTGGTACGATGCTGGGAGCAACCGGCAGTAACTCAGTGGTAAGAGGACGATTCTTATACAGTCGTAGTCGGTGGTTCGATCCCACCCTGCCGGACTAGATGCTATGTCGTTAGATACTATGTGAGGAGATAATATGTCAGCAAGCAGTCCAACTGAGGAAGAGATGCAAGATCTTGTCATTTTAATTCTTCCCCGTGTTATAGTTCAAGCCCTAGATAATCCAGATGGAGAATTTTATAGTGGTGAAATTATGGATGAAGCTATCAGAAAGGCTTTAAAACTTTATGATTGAAAAAATTATTACTTACACTTTACCAGATCAACTTCGTGAAAGAGCCTGCCCTGCGGGCGAACCTTGGACTGGAGATAGTCCAGAAGAAAATCATGGTCATACTGACTGCTGGCTCTTTCATCAAGCCGCAAGTGAAATTGAAATTTTGCAAAAACAACTTAATGCAAGTAGACAAATTTGTGAATCGTATCGTATCCGTCTTATTAATTTTGTAAATGGAGAAACTAGTGCAAACATTCCTTCCTAGCGATGATTTCGCTCTCTGTGCAATGACACTTGATCGTCAACGTCTTGGCAAACAAAGAGTGGAAACATTGCAGATTATGCAAACTATTGCTGGCATGAGTAGGGGTAAAGGTTGGATTAATCATCCCGCTACAAAAATGTGGATCGGACATGAAGAATATCTGATGTTGTATCAAATTGCAATTGTCTCAGAATGGACAATGCGAGGTTATAAAGATACTTGTCTTGATAAAACTTATGAAGCTTTCAAGACAATTGATGCTGAGTTCTCGTATCCAGAGTGGATGGGAAGTGACGCATTTCACGCTTCACACCGTAGCAATCTGCTGCGGAAGGATGTAGAGTTCTACTCGCAGTTCGGTTGGACAGAGCCGTATGATTTGGAATATATCTGGCCTGTTTGACAGTTAGCCCCTGTAATTCAATGGTAGAATAGTTGGCTTTTAACCAATCCATGAGGGTTCGATTCCCTCCGGGGGTACTCACTATAATAAGGAGAAATAATGCCCAATGTAAGAATTTCTAGAGAGAAACTTCCTGATCCTAATATGACAGATATGGAGATTTATCCTGATGGTGATAAGTCTCGTCCCCGTATTGGTATTCTGAAGTTTGAGAAGGTTGGATCAAAGTTTATCCTTGATCCCGGATTCCTTCCCTATCAGAATTTCTAGGTGATATAATTTAATTGTTGCGAACGTAGCGCATATAGTCCGAACGAAGCGCAAAGCCGTGTGAAGGCAGTGCTGCGGGGGAGAGAGAAATCTCTCCCCCGCAAACATCTAGCGGGTATATCCCAACTGGCAGAGGACGGCGGCTTAAAACCGCTTCAGTGTGGGTTCGAATCCCACTACCCGCACTTGGATAGTATGATAGCCATAAAGTATCTTATGGATAGTATTATGATCAAAAGGAGAAAGTATGAATACTGTGGATAGCATTATTGAAAAATGGGACGATGATATAGTTCGTACTCATTCAGCAGATTGTTGGCAGTGGCATCCTACTTGTGCTATTGCAATTCTTGCTGATGAGATTTATGATCTTCGTTCTCTTATTGAAGCATGGGCTGATGCAGATGATATTTATTCTGAGGGTTTGAGTGATAAACAGCATGACTCCCTTGAATCTGCTTATGATGCACTTCGTCAGGCGGTGGGGCGATGAGTGACATCGTGGAACGACTGCGAGCAAATATGAACCCCTGCATACGTTCAGGACAGTTTGATGCTGGACTCTGCGTTGAATGTGAAGCTGCCGATGAGATTGAGCGATTGCGCTCCCTCATTACCGAATGGGCCGATGCTGACGATGGTGATCTGCCATTCAATGAGAAGTATCATGAATGTACTTGCGATAAACGCTTCTGTGTGGCAGCACGATCACTCCGCAAAGCAGTTGGACGATAGGCCCATATCATGAATTATCTATGCACCATAATATGAACTGTGTAGAAATTTCCTGATAAACGGTAGCGTAGTTATCCGATAAATGGTAGTGTAGTGACGTATTTGTCACATAGTACTAAAATTTAATATAGTGACATATCTGTCACAAACTACCCCCAATGTGCCGGATGCACAAACGATGCTTCTAACATTGTTGAGCTAGGTTCAACTCCTAGATTGGGGACGCTTATAAAGATAATCAATGATATACTATTAGATGGCCGGAATTATTGTAGATATTGATGGAACATTACTTAGTGGCAATAATGGTATTGATAAAACTATTGCTTGGGTAAATGAAAAATCAAAAACATATAAAATCTATATTTCAACTGGAAGACCAGAATCTGATAGAGCTTCTACTACAAAAGCACTCAAAAATGCTGGAGTGAAGTTCAATAGACTTTATATGAATAGTTTAGGTCATGGACATCAGTATACTTTGGAGTCTAAAAGAAATCATGCTCAAAGTTTACTTAAATCAGATAATATTACTTTAGCAATTGACAATGATGCTGATGCTAGAGAAGTATACTCTAAACTTGGTATTGCTACAAAAAATCCATCAAGTCTTCCAAAAACTCTTAGTAAAATTGAGGGTTTTTGGGAAGGTCTTTTCTGATTTATGCTAGACTAGATATCTAGGAATAATAAAGAAAGATTTAAAATGAATGAAATTGGGTGGTTTAGTCCTCCGGGATTAGGCGATGGAATTGGTTATGGCTATGCAGCTATTAAAACAATAGAAGCACTTAAAAATAAACATATAAAAGTTTCTTTCGATAGTAGAGAAACAAAAACTCATATTTCTTTTATTCAGCCTGAATATTATAGAGGTGAGCCAGATCAGTATCGGATTGGATATACTCCTTGGGAGTCATCCGTTATTCCAGAATCTTGGCCTCACACTATGAATCAAATGAATGAAATTTGGACTACTTCACAGTATTGTGTTGATGTATTTAATTCTTTTAATGTAAATAAAACTGTTCGGCTAGTTCCTCATGGAATTGATCAAGAATTATGGAAAATTGAAAATAGATATCTTCAAGAAAAATTTGTCTTTTTTCATGTTGGAGGGCCAACTGAAAGAAAAGGTGGGCAAAGAGTAGTTGACGCATTTATAGATTTATTTGATGGTAATCCTAATGTTATTCTTGTACTTAAATCTAATGAAGTTACTGAATGTAGATTTTATGAAAATGGTGTAGATTTTAAAAGTGCTAAATTTCATCCTCAAATTTTATCTATTGATTATAAAGTATCTGTTGAAGATTTAGTTAAATTATATAATGCTGCTCATTGTCTTGTATATCCAACTAATGGAGAAGGATTTGGATTAATCCCATTTCAGGGCATAGCTACAGGTCTACCTACAATTGTAACTAATGCAACGGCTTGTGCAGATTTTGCTGAAATGTCTGTACCATTGGATTCGCATCCAGCACGGGGCGAAGGGGTTCATCTTGGTGACTGGGTTGATCCAGACCTTGATGATCTTCGTGATAAAATGAGATATGTTTACGAAAATTACGAGCAAGTGAAGGAAAAGACACTTCACTCTGCTACTATGATTCACAACACACAAACGTGGGATCATGTAGCAGATTTGATTGTAAATATTCTTGGGGAAAAAATTTCTCAAAGAGTTTAAAATAATATAATAATATAGGAGAAAAAGTGGGAAGTACAGACTTCTTGAGTTTCAAGTTGGCAGAAGATTTTATTATTTCTTATCAGGAGCGTAATGTTCCTTGGGGCTTCCCTATTGGTGGAGGCAACTCTCTTGGTGAGTTAACATTTCTTACAAAGTATTCTCGTCGCAAAAGCGATGGGACTAAAGAACGTTGGTTTGAGACTTGTCGAAGAGTTATTGAAGGAACTTTTACTATTCAGAAGGATTGGTGCAAGGAGAATCGTCTTCCTTGGAATGAGCGTAAGGCTCAGGCAACTGCCCAAGATGCATATGAGCGTTTGTTCGTTGGTAAGTGGACTCCTCCCGGTCGTGGCCTTTGGATGATGGGGACTGAGTTTGTTCATGCTAGCAAGAATTCTGCTGCCCTTCAGAACTGTTCTTTCCTTTCTACTGAAAGTATTTCTCCTCGTAGCGTACATGATGCAGTATGGCCTTTTGTTCGTTTAATGGAAATGTCAATGCTTGGTGTTGGCGTTGGTTTTGATACTAAGGGCGCAGGGAAGCTCGAGATTCATCAGCCCAATTCTGATATCAAGACATTTGTTGTCCCTGACTCGCGTGAGGGCTGGTTTGAATCAGTCTCTATTCTGCTTGAGTCTTATTTCTTTGCTAATAGGAATACTGTTGAGTTTGACTATTCTGAGATTCGTCCTTCCGGTGAACCTATTAGGGGATTTGGCGGTGTTGCTGCTGGTCCGGGTCCATTGATTGATCTTCATTCTTCTCTCAAAAAGCAATTTGATAATCGTGGTGGAGATAAGATTACTGCCACTGATATTGTCGATATTCAAAATAAGATTGGCAAGTGTGTTGTATCTGGTAATGTTCGTCGTTCTGCTGAGATTGCGCTTGGAGACGCAAATGATCAGGAATTTCTTAATCTAAAGAATTGGGAAATTAATCCCGAGCGTATGGGAGCGAATGGTTGGGGACATACTTCTAACAATTCTATTGTTGCAAATGTTGGTGATAATTTTGATCACATTGCAACTCTCATTGGTGACAATGGAGAGCCGGGGATTGTTTGGCTTGATCTTTGTCGTAAGTTTGGCCGTCTTGTTGATTCTGCCAATGATAAGGATTGGCGTGCTGCTGGAACTAATCCTTGTTCTGAGCAAACTCTTGAGTCCGGTGAGTGCTGCACTCTTGTGGAAAACTTTATTTCTCGTCATGATTCATTTGAGGATTTTAATAAGACTCTTAAGGTTTCATATCTTTATGCTAAGTCTGTAACTCTTCTTCCTACTCATTGGCCTGAGACTAATGCTATTATGCAACGTAATCGTCGTATTGGTTGCTCTGTATCTGGTCTTGCTCATTTTGCTGAGATGCATGGTTGGACTGAACTTCGCACTTGGCTTGATACTGGATATCATAATATTCAAGTTTTGGACACTAAATACTCAGAGTGGCTTGGATGTCGCTCTTCTATTAAAACAACGTCTGTGAAGCCTTCTGGAACCGTCTCGTTGCTCTTTGGAGTCACCCCCGGTGTTCACTGGCCTACAGCAGATGTATATATTCGTCGTATGCGCTTTGCCACTAATGATCCTTTGCTTGATGCTCTTGCAAAGGCGGGATATAAGGCAGAACCTGATGTTATGGACCCAACTCATAGCGTTGTTGTTGAACTTCCTACGGTTGGTCCTGAGGTTCGTACTGAACGTGAGGTTTCGATGTGGGAGAAAACATCTCTTGCTATTCTTGCTCAGCGTTATTGGGCAGATAATCAGGTATCAGTTACAGTGACATTCACTGATGATGAGAAGAGTCAGATTGGCGCTTTGCTTCGTTCGATTGATGGTCAGTTGAAGTCTGTTTCTATGCTTCCTATTCTTGAGGTTGGTGGAGCTTATGCTCAGATGCCTTATGAGAGGATTGACCTTGATACTTGGAATGGGTCAGTTAAAAAGATCAAGAGTATCAATTGGAATAGTCTATATGCTGGTAATTCTTTTGATGCAGAAGGTGAGAAGTACTGCAGCAACGATACTTGCGAAATTTAACAAAAAAGTATCTTTTAATGGCAGAACTATACCAAAAATGGTATAGTTCTGCCATTTTTGCTTTGTTTTCTTGCTTGATAACACAATATCTGTGATAATATTATTGATATGGGAAAAATGCTTAAAAATGTACAAGTAGTTGTTGAAGATCTTCGTGGTGTTTGCCTTTGGGAAATGCCAGATGGTGCTTGCCTTGGCGATGATGAAGGAAGAATGCTTTCTATGGAAGGCAATATCAATGATTTTATTATTGAAAAAAAAATGAGAGATGCTGCAAAATATTATATTGGCGTAGAGGCTCTTGATGGTCATCCTCGTTGGATGCCAGGAAGTCGTAAAATTACTGATAATGAATCTGATGATCATATGGAAAGAATGCTGGATGGCGATATTCCAGATCCTGTTGATGCATTTAAACAGTTAAATAGAAAAGGTTTAGTATGAGAAGAATCGCAGCCTCAATGATAGAAGACAATAAAGAAATTATTGAGATTGATGATATTACTAGTACCTATACTAATGCTATTGATTTAATTAAAGTTGAAGATAAAGATATTTTTAAACTTCCTATTGATTTAGAAAAACAAACAAAAAAAGTAAAAACTACATATCAAAAATTAAATAAAAGATATCAAACTAGTGCTGATGGCACTGAGTCTAAATTTGTTGATCCAGAAATGGTCAATGGATATGGGATGTTTGATCTCGTCCAGCCTCCTTATAATCTTGAAATTTTGGCTTCTTTATTTGAGGAAAATTCAGTTCATCATGCCAGCATTCTAGCTCGAACTATGAATACTGTTGCTCTTGGTTATCGATGGGAAGATACAACAAAGACAAAAAAAAGAATAGAAAAAGCTTCTTCTAAAGAAGGCGATGGGTTGACAAGACTTCGTGATGAACTTCAAAAAGAAGAGGATAGACTTGATGAACTTTTTGAAGATTTTAATATTGATGAAGATTTTATTGAAACTTTAATTAAAGTTTGGGTTGATTATCTTACAACTGGTAACGGTTATATGGAAATTGGCCGTAATAGAAATGGAACTATTGGATATGTTGGACATATTCCTTCCGTCTTTGTTCGCATAAGAAGAGCACGCGATGGATTTGTTCAGAGAGCAGCAGCAAGATTTATTTATTTTAGAAATTTTCAGGATACTAAAACTCCAGATCCTATTGGTTCTGATAATAATCCTAATGAGATTATTCATTTTAGACAATATAGTCCTACTAATACATATTACGGTGTTCCTTCAGCAGTTGCTGCTTTAAGTGCAATTATTGGAGATAAATTTGCTAAAGAATATAATATTGATTATTTTGAAAATAAAAGTATTCCTCGTTATGCAATTATTTTAAAGGGTGCAAATCTTTCTCAAAAATCAAAACAAGAAGTTGTTAATTATTTTAAAAATGAAATTAAAGGCAATAATCATGGAACATTATTTATTCCTCTTCCCGCTACTCTTGGTAGAGAAGTAGATATTAAATTTGAAAAACTTGAAAATACTGTTCAAGATAGTTCTTTTGATAAATATCGTAAATCAAATAGAGATGAAATTACTGTAGCTAATAGAGTTCCTGCTCCAAAAATTGGTATTTATGATAATGCTAATCTTGCTGTTTCAAGAGATGCTGATAAAACATTTAAAAATCAAGTTGTTGGACCTGATCAAAAAGTTCTTGAAAATAAACTCAATAGAATTGTAAAAGAATTTACAGACAAAAAACTTCTTAA